ACGACGCGCTGGACCTGCCGCGGCTGTACGTGCTCGAGCGCGAGCACGCGAACTTCTCAACGCTCGAGCGCTGCATCGCCGCCGCGAAGGCGGCGTTCCCCGGAGAGCCCGTGCTCGTCGCGGCCGACTACATCCAGATCCTCGAGAGCAGCCAGCGCGAGGTCCGCATGCAGGTCGCCGATATCCTCGACCGCTTCGACCGCTTACTGCGCCGCGAGGACTGCGCCGGCATCGCGATCTCGCAGATGAGCCGCCTCAACGCGGACGCTGTGGCAGGCGGCGATAAGCTCGGCGCGCAGACAGCATCGGGAGGGGCGGAGTCGGCGGCGATCGAACGGTTCTCGACGCTGACCATCACTATCGGTGCGAAGTCAGAGACGAGAGAAGACGGTACGTGCCTCGTCGATGTCAACGTCGGCAAGGGCCGCATGGGATTCGGCGACAAGGTCGTGCCGGCGACGTTTTGGGGCTACTCGGGTCGCTTCCGCTTGAGCGGCGAGGCCAAGACTCCCGCACAAGTGCGTCAGGATCGTGACGGCCAGCGAGCTGAGCAGCATCAGCAGTCGATCGAGTTCGCGCTACTGGGCGCAGCCAGCAAGGCCACGGACGCGATGGCGCGGCGCGACCTGTGCGCGATGGTCAAGGGGCGCAAGGCCGACAAGATGGCGGCCGTCGAGATCCTGATCGAACGCGGTGACCTAGTCGAGGTCGCGAAGCGCGGTCACCGCAGCAACAGCTGGCAGGTCTGTGCGCCAGACCTGGCAAAACGACTCAACCTCACTCTAATCAACGGTGATCAATAATGTCACGTGTAATACAATCACCACGTGGTTCCCGGTGGTTCCCACGTGGTTCCGGAACCACCTTGATGACGTGGTTCCCGGTCCCCTTTAGGGGGACCGGAACCACGTCAGGAACCCGGTCAGGGGCCACGATCGAGATCGGGAACCACGTCAGCGGAGAAAGGTCGCACCTGTGACCGCTACGCCTACACTTCGCCCTTACCAGCACGAGGCGGTCGCGGCGGCACAGCGCGAGCTCGCCACGCACCGGTCCACGCTGCTGGTGGCCGCCACGGGTACTGGCAAGACCGTCACGTTTGCCGAGCTAGTGCGCCAGGCCAAGATGCGCGGCGAGCGATGCCTGGTGCTGGCGCATCGCGACGAACTGATCCAGCAGGCGGTGCGCAAGCTCGAGGCGCTGGGCATGCACCCCGAGGTCGAGCGCGCGAAGTGGCGCGCGTCGGCGAGCGCGGATTGCGTCGTGGCGTCGGTGCAGACGCTGCGTGGACCGCGGCTGACCAAGTACGCGCGTGACCACTTCGGACTCATCGTCGTCGACGAGGCGCACCACGCAACGGCCGCCGGCTACCGCGCCATCCTCGACCACTTCGAGGCCGCCAAGGTGCTCGGCGTGACCGCGACGCCGCTGCGCGCCGACGGCCAACCGCTGGGCGACGTGTTCGAGTCCGTGGCGTACCGCTACGAGATCCGCCAGGCGATCCGCGAGGGCTACCTGGTGCCGATCACAGCGCGACACGTCGTGGTCGACGGCGTGGACCTATCGGCCGTCAAGACGCGTGCCGGCGACCTTGCGCAGGATCAGCTCGCCAAGGTGCTCGAGACGGAGCAGGCAATTGCCGGCGTGGTCGTGCCGCTGCTCGACCTGACGCACGACCGGCCGACCGTCGTGTTCGGCGTCGACGTCGCGCATGCGCACGCGCTGGCCGATGCGCTGAACGAGCGCCGCCCCGGATGCGCACGCGCGATCAGCGGCGCCACGGACGACAGCGAGCGAGCGGACCTGCTGCGCGCCTTCGAGGGCGGCGAGTTCCAGTTCCTGTGCAACTGCGCCCTGCTCACCGAGGGCTGGGACTCGCCGCGCACCGCCTGCGTCGCGATCGCGCGGCCCACGAAGTCCTGGGCGCTGTACGTGCAGATGGTCGGCCGCGGCACCCGGCCGTGCCCCGAGACGGGCAAGCGCGACATGCTGCTGCTGAACTTCACGGGCAAGGCCGGTCGTCACCGCCTCGTCGGTCCTGCCGATGCTCTCGCGGGTAGCGACGTCGGCATGTCGGCGCTCGACGACGACGTGCGCGCCGAGCTGGATCGGCTGCTGGGCACGCAGAGCGTCGCGCTCGAGTCGGTCATCGCCGAGGCGACCGCCAACGCCGTGGCGCGTCGCGATCGCGAGGCCGCGCAGGCGGTCGTGGAGTTCCACGTCGAGCAGATCGACCCGTTCGTCGGTCCCGCGCCGGTAGGTAGAGCACCAGGCGACTGGTCTCGTGGCCACATGCTCATGGCATGGGGAGAGGAGCCGGCGACCGAGGACCAGCGAGCCGAGCTCGGCAACCGCGGCGTCACGGTCGCCTACTTGCCGCCGACGTTCAGCCGCGCCGACGCCGAGCTGCTGCTCGTCCGGCTGCGCATGCGGACGCGCCAGGGCCTGTGCACGCTCAAGCAGGCCAAGCTGATCGCCAAAGCCGGCATCCGCAACACGGCCGACATGACGTTCGACCGGGCCCGGACGCTGTGCATCGCCCTAAGCGCTGGTGACTACCGACCCCAGGTGCTGTGGGGCGAGCCCGAAGCCAAGTCACCGGAGTCGTCAGCAGCGATCGCAGAGATCAAGCGGCGCCGTCAGGTCGCCAGCATCGCTGAAAAGGCGTCTAGCGTGCCCGCCACGCGATCTTTCGCGGATTCGGCGTCCGCAGACCACGAGGCGCTGCCGTGAGCGCCGTAGCGCAGTCTAGCGAGGTCACAGTGGTCGAGACCGACAGCGACGCCTGGTGCACCGGCCGCGACCTGGCGCGGATGCTGGGGCACTTCACCACGGACCCATGCAGCAACGCGTCATCGCACATCGAGTGCGACCAAGCCTACACGCTAGCGAACGGCCAGGACGGCTTGAAGCTGCGCTGGGGCTGGTCGGTGTTCTGCAATCCGCCGTACTCCGACCCCTTGCCGTGGGCGCAGCGGCTCGCCGCGCACGTCGGACCTTGGGTCGCGCTGCTCAAGCTCGACCCCACCACGAAGTGGTACCGGACGCTGCGCTGTGCCGACGCCGTGCAGATGGCCGAGTTCAACCACCGGCTCAAGTTCGAGCGGCCGGACAAGCCGCTCATCACCGCCAACTTTCCGTCCCTGCTCGTCTGGCACTGGTGGCAGCCCAGCGCCGAGCTCGCGAGTCACCTCTGGCTGCCGACGTACACGACGCAAGGATAGGACATGGGACTTCTGACAAGGATCGCAGGCGAAATCCTGCGGGGTGTGGCGCATCCGCTTCTGGAAAAGACGGGCGAGCACATCGGCAATGCGGTCGGTCGCAAGCTGGGCAAGAAGATTGACCCGACCTACGACCCCGACGCGGCGAGCAAGCAGACGCAAGACGAGACCACGCCACCCAATCGCACCTAATTCACCCAATCGAGGACCCAATGGCAACGAACAGCAACGCAACCACGCTTCCCTACGACCCGGCCGACATCATCACGCGCGGACTCAAGCGCACACTGCCGTGCAAGATGGACGACGTCGAGCTTCTCAAGCTCGCCCTGCAGCGCGCGGACAAGGCTGCCCTGCGGCTCCAGGTCGTCGCAGACTTCGACAAGCTGAAGGCCAAGCACAAGGCGCAGCTCGAGGAGATGGACGGCGAGATCGCGAAGGCCGACCGCGAGATCCACGCACGCGAGCAGGACCGCGTCGTCATCTGCACGTCCGTGTTCCATCGCGACGCGTCGGGGAGCGGCTTCGTGCACTTCTACCGCAACGACACCGACACCATCATCGAGGAGCGGCCGGCGAGCGTGGCCGAGGCGCAGCGATACCTACCGGGCGTCGAGGGCGACACGCCCAGGGGCGGCCCGATCCTGGACCGAGCGCCCGCGCTGCACGTGGTCGACGAGGACGATGGCACCGCAGGCGCGCCGGACGACGACGTGACGGACATCGACGATATGGCGCGGCAGGCGGAGGAAGAGGACGCCATCGCCGATGGTGACGCCAAGCCGGCGAAGCGTGGGCGCAAGGGCGGTGGGAAGTGAGCAAGCCGTCGAAGCACTCCGACGCCTACACGCGGCTGTACGACGTGTTCAACCAGGCGTATGAGCAGGCAAGCAACGGCAAGGGCAAGGAGCGTCACGCCATGGATGGCGAGCCCTTCGAGCACCAGCAGATCGTCAAGCTAGGCGAGTGGATGGGGTCGACGCACTTCGAGGTCGGGCAGGCCGTAAAGAAGGCGCTCGAGTCGACACGCATGGATAGCGATCGCGCCGTGGCCGAGCTGCTGGGCGCCATCAACTACCTGGCCGCAGCCGTCATCTTGCTTCAAGGCGTCGACAAGTGATCCTCGGCATCGACTGCGGCACGGCCACGTTCGGGTGGGCTGTAGTTGACGCTGGTTTGTCGCGCGTCGTCGCGCTAGGCGCCATGGTTCAGGGAGTCGATGCAGAGGTGGCGAAGTCGACGGACAGTTCGCGGCGGGTGGCGAACCAGACCGATCAGCTTGGCATGCAGAGGTATATCAGCACGAAGTCGCCGTGGCAGGTCGTCCACGAAGCTGGCAGCTACAACCCGCGGCAGTTCAAGATGTCCGTGGGCCTAGCGATGTCCATCGGCGCCGTTGTCGGCTTCGCGGTGTGCAACGGCATCCCACTCTACGAGCTCCCCCCGAAGCGCTGGCAGCAGGCCATCACGGGCAGGCCAGGCAAGGTTGACTACGACGACGTCTACCGCCGCGTCGAGCAACATGTTGCCCGGTGGCAGCCCGCCATGGACCAGCTCGGCGCCATCAAGCCGCGCCACCGCAACCACGCCCTGGACGCCGCGGGCATCGCGCTGTGCCACGCGATTGATCCGACGCTGGCGACGCTGGTCAGGTAGGATGCGGGGCATGGACATCGAGCAGGTGATCGCCAGCATCGCCAAGTGCGGCGTGCGTCCTGACTGCCTGCCCGTCAACATGGGTAACCTGAGCAGTCTGGCAGTCGTCGAGGACAAGTTCGTGCCGTTGCAGAGCACCAACGACGACGGTACTACGCAGCCGGCCCTTTGCTGGTTGGTCAACGGGCGTATCCACGTGCACCCTGACCGCATGGAGCTGTTCAAGCGGATGGTCGATGTCGCGTCAACTATCGACAGCGACGCGATCCGGATCGGGTAGATGGCCCGCCTCATCGTCATCACCGACGCCGACCGCGAGCAGCTGACGCGCCTGCGCAAGACGCTCATCCAGCAGGACCACCGCTTCGTGCCGCGGGACATCATCGACTTCGCCGACGCGATTGGCCGCGTCATCTGGGCTCCGATCGTGGAGCACCGGCTCGAGCACGATGAGAGCTGCGGCGGATAGCTTCGGTCGCCGGCCGCCATGCTGCGCGGGGAGAGCCCGCGAGGCCAGGTAGCTGCTGTTCGTGGTCATGAAACAGCGGCCGGCGGCCACTTTTACGTAACGACATGTACATATGCGCGCATACGCATGTCCACGTTCAGATCGAAGTTGACATAAGCGAGCGGAACCGCTACGCAGGTGGTGTTGTCGACGGAATTCGAAGCGCATGACGAGGCGGAGTCCGAGACTGGACTGACCGGTCGGCCGCGCGGCACCACGGAGGTCGACTCCGACATCCGCAAGCTGCGCGAGATGATCCGGTCTCAGGTCCGCATGTACCTCCAGATGCAGCGCGCGATCTGGCAGATCGTGCGGCCCGGGCGCAAGGAGCTGACCGACGTGCAGCTCATGAAGCTGCGCAGCGGCATCGAGCTGCTGGTGCGCGACGACCTGCGCGGTCAGCTACAGGAGATCACCGACTTCCTGTCGCGCATCACGAAGAACGCTATCGACGTCGAGCGCGCGCAGGACAAGGCTATCGGTTCCATGGACGATGCTCAGCTGCAGTCGCAGATCCGGGCCGAGTTCATCCGCGCCGCGCACACGTTCGGTGACGACGAGTGGGCGTTGCTCGATGAAGTGCGCAAGCTGCAGCAGACGGCCGGTGCGCGCGCGGCGTCCATGGTGACGCGGTACCCGACGCAGAAGATCCAAAGGGAGGCAGAATGAAGGACCTCGACCAGTACACGACTCGCACGCGCGACGTCGTGCGACCGACGATGGTAGTCGTGCCGGGCGGACCGGTGGAACACGTCGAAGAGAAGCGCGGCTTCGTCGTGCGGACCCGCGGCGATACGGAGGGCAGGGTGATGCACGCGTACCGATGCCCAGTGCACGGCGAGTTCGATGCGATGGTGCCGCGCTTCTTCGTGCCCGATGTGATCCGGTGCGATCACCCCGTCAAGAGGACCAGCTTCGACGACAACTTCTGTGATCGGGAATCGCCCTGGGCCGGATCTCGCTGCGGCATCGGCGTCAGCGCGGGATACGTGGAGTCGTGACGCTGACCATCGTCAGCGGCGGCCAGACGGGCGCGGACCGCGGCGCGTTCAAGGCTGCCATTCAGCTCGGACTGCCGTACGGCGGCTGGGCACCGCGCGGGCTCCTCGCCGAGGACGGCACTATCCCGGACATCTACCGCGCGAACATGCGCGAGTCGTCGTCGCCGAATTACGGCATGCGCACCCGGCTCAACGTGCAGGACAGCGACGCCACGCTCATCCTATCGTTCGCCGCCGAGCTGAGCGGCGGTAGTGACTTCACGGCGCGGACCGCGAAGCAGCAGAAGAAGCCGTGCAAGCACCTCGTGCTGCCGCAAGGCAACGGCTGCGTGCCCGACCACCTGCGCGCCACGTTGCACGAGTGGTTCCGCGATCGCCACATCGCGGTGCTCAACGTCGCTGGTCCGCGCGAGAGCAAGGAGCCCGGCATCGAGGCGGCGGTGTGCAAGACGATGACGTGGCTGCTAGAGCCGTTGGCGGTGGACGAGATGAAGCAACTGGTCGGCATCGCCGCCGACCTCAACGACCTGATGCCGGAAGGACCGCAGACATGAGCCAGCACAACCCGAGCAACTCGAACTGCGACCTGGTGCAGTACCCCGGCGCGCCCAACGTCGTGTGCACGTGCGACGAGGACACGCCGGCGCCGAGCGTCACGCTCCCAGCCGCAACGCCGCCCAGGCAGTTCGCGCTCAACATGTCGTCGCCGCTGGATATCAGCGCCTATGACGAGTTCCGTGAGGCTGCGCGCGAGCTGGATCGAGCTCGCAAGCTGATGCAGCCGGCCCAGGAGCGGTTCACTCGCGCTGTCAACGCCCTCGCGGAGCTAGCTGTCACGCGATGAGCGCCGCAGTCGCGCCCGTCGACTCGCTGCCCAACGGCGCGCGCAGCGTTATCCTCGCTGGCGTCCGTCCGATGCGCCCCGGCGACGTCGCACACATCATGAAGACGTGGCGCGAAGCCTTCAAGGGATCGCCGACGATGTGGCGCAAGGACTGGCGCGACTACAAGGCTCTGCACGTGCCTCAGCTCCGCGCGTGCCTGGACCGTCGCGACACGCGATGCATCGTTGCGCAGTCCGAGCACGGCTGGCCGATCGGCTGGCTGGCGTTCGCGTCCTGGCCGAGCATCGACGCCGTCCACTGGTGCCACGTCAGCATCTCAGAGCGTCGTCGTGGCATCGCGACAGCGCTGTTCGACGCCGCCAAGCTCAAGCAACGCGTCGTGTACACGCACCAGGGCGAGGCGAAACGCGGCGGCAAGGAGCGCTCAGACCAGTGGCTATCGCGCTGGCTGTCCGTGCGCGGTCACATCGTGTCGTATACCCCGTACCAGGAGTGGGCGCGATGATGTGCGAACGCTGCGGAGGCCCGCACCAGATCTTGGTGTGCCCAACCCCATACGACGAGCAGCGACCAGCGAGATGCTTCCGCTGCGATGGTAGCCCGTGCTCGCGGTGCGGGCGGGAGTACGGACCCGAGGAGATGCGGCGCCGGTCGCTGGCTGCGAAGTACGACGTCACGTTCGACCCTAACGATCCGACGCTGGACGCAAAGGTCGCGCGCGTGGAAGCGGCGGGCGAGTGGTGGAAGACGGCTAACGAGTCGGAGCAATCACTCGAACGCGCCGACGCCGCGGACCACGACATCGCGGATCCTATTGATCCGCTGGACGTGGTCATTGACGGAATCAAACTCGGCGTGTTGATGTGGTGCGACGAGGTTGTGCGTCTGCGGGCCGGAGTCTCGGTCATCAGAACGAACAACGCAGTGATAGCCGTCCGTAGCCGCGAGGACTGGTTTGGCCATCCGGATGGCGGCGGAGGATGGTTAGGTCGCGAGGATATTCTCGGCTGGGGTAAGCCATTCGAGTTCACCCCTGCCCAGCGCGCCGCGGTCGACGAGCGACTGAAACAAGATGCAGCGTCGGCTAGCACGATGCAGGAGACTGGGCGCGGTGAGTGACCCAGGCGTACCGCTACATGGGCCGTTAGAGCGCCACGTTGCAATCGAGGTATCTACCTACGTCGACTTCATCAAGCGCCGCCACCCCGGCGTATCTGATGTCCGGGTCGAGTGGCGGCTGTACGAATCACGGAACAAAGACGGCCTCGCGTTCACATGGACCGAGGCGTAGGAGACACCATGGCACTCAAGCTCGTATCCGTTCACCTGCCCTCGGACAAGCCGCCGGAGCTTCGTCTGCTGCGCACCATCAACTGCGTCAAGCCGGTCCAGGCCATGTACGAATGGACTGTGCGCGTCAACGGCCCGGCCGTCATCCTCATCTCGCCCGCCAAGGACAAGGACGGCAAGCCCGCCGCGACGCGCACCATGTACGAGTTCGCGCGCTCTGCGTGCGTGCTCGAGTGGTCGACGGGTGACGTCGACGACGCGGACAAGGTGCAGAAGCACAATACGCCGCCGATGACGCGCGAGGCGCATCAGGATGCGGCGGCCGATGACGTCGATGCCAAGCCGGCAGCGAAGGCGGTGGCGAAGTGATAGTTCCGTATCCACTCGCCGAGGTTGTCAATGCATCAGGTGCAGAACCTGACCGCGCGATTTGGTGCGATGTCGATGTCAAGCTGACGACGGGCCGCATCGGTCTCACCGGCCGCACGCAGGCGACTCAGCTTGAGTACGTGGTGAGCCCACTGGCGATGTCCAAGCTGACGAACGGACACTTCCTCATCGGTGAAATCAACTTCCACACGCCAGCTGGGTACGTCGTGGTCAGATCGCACAAGCATCAGCCCAACGATCGCATCGCGATCCTGTACCGGTGCCGGTCATGCTCGGCCAAGTACGACAACGATGTCGGCATGCTTGGGATGTGCCGGTCATGCCTGCTCGACAAGTCGATCGCTGCCGCCTTGGCAGACATCGAGGCTTGCGGCGGCACACCCTATGCCATGCAGGCCAACCAAGAGAGCTTGCGCAAGCTAGGCGACAACATCAGCTGGGACGGTTATATCGGCACCCGGTATGGCCGCAGGGACGGTTATATCGGCACCCGGTATGGCCGCATCAAGATCGTCGAGGACCCAGGCATGCCGACCAACGAGATCCGGATAGAGACACTCGCCATGTCACCCCAGGCGCTCCTCGAACAGATCCGCGCCGCCAAGGAATATATGCGTGATCTCGGTGAGCGCAACGCGGCCCCAGTTGCCGCGGCGCCGCCGGCCGACCCGCTGGACGTCGAGTACGACGGCGTTAATTTGCGTGACTTGATCCAGTGGGACACGGCTCGCCGACGCGAGACACATCCGCAGTGGCGCCAGCTGACCCCCGCCCAGCGCGCTGCAGTCTCCGCCCACTGGTCCGCGCAGCTGCGCGCGAAGGTCGCCGCCTCGAAAGCGGCGGAGCGCAACGTCGTGACGTACTGCGAGGTCGATGCCGATGAATGAAGACGATCCACAGCTCGTGGCAGAGCGCGACGCCAAGATCTTGGCCATCGGCCCACGTCCGCCATGGTGGCGGCCGTTCAAGCGGCGCCGGTGGCAGTCCGCGCGTGACGCCCTGGGATATATGGACGTGTCCCGGCTGACCGCGCTCACTCGGCAGCTGTATCCGGCTGACAGTGTCGTGACGATGGCCATGAAGCCATCACCGTTCCTGTCGATGCTCAAGAAGGCCAAGCCGTGACCCGTATCGCCATCACCGGCGGCCCGCGCACGGGCAAGACGACGCTCGCGCACGAGATTCGTGATCAGGCGAATCCCAATGGGCCACGTGTCGACGACATCGAGATCCAACACACCGACGACCTCATCGGCAAGCTCGACTGGTCCGACGCGTCCGCCGAGGTCGCGCGCTGGTTCGACTGGTCGGGTTCCTGGATCATCGAGGGCGTCGCCGTCTCTCGCGCGCTGCGGAAGTGGCGCGACAACCATCCCGGCGAACGCCCGCCGGTCGATCGCGTCATCTACCTCAGCGAGCCGCACGAGGAGCTGACGAAGGGGCAGGCCGCCATGGCCAAGGGCGTGCGCAAGGTACACGACGAGATCGAACCGTGGCTCAACCAGCACGGCATCTGCACGGAGTATAGGTGAGCCCGGCCGTCGGCCTGTTCATCTGGCATTCGCTTCTGCTCATCGCCGTGCTGGCGGTGAGCCTGATCGACATCATCAAGACCACCAAAGGAAACCGCCTCATCATGTCACTCGCCGACGACCTCAACACCGCTGTCGCGTCCCTCAAGGACAAGGACGACCAGATCATCGCGCTCGTCACGTCGCAGACCACGACGATCGCCAACCTCAACGCCACCGTGGCCGCGCTGCAGGCGCAGGTCAACGCGGGCAGCGTGGACCCCGCCGCGGTCCAGGGCGCCATCGATGCGCTCAACGCCGAGGCGACCCGCGTGAGCGCGGCCCTGCCGTCGGTACCGGCGCCTACTGGAGGTGCGCAGTGAGCAACACCATCGAAGGCAACGTCAAGCTCGTGAACAAGATTGCCAAGGAGTCGGCTCAGGCCCTCGGCATCGGCAGGCTTATCCGGTGCGATGCTCATGGTGCAGTCCTGTTCGCCGACGAGATTCGCGACGTCCTCAAGATGCGCATCCACTCGTACGTGAGCCATGCGGTCGAGGTGGCCGGCCCGGAGGTCTACGACCTGAAGATGGAGCCGAACGAGATGTGCAAGCTCATCCACGGCAAGGTGAGAGCCGCTCGCGATCAGCTCGTGCGCGACCTGCGCGCCGAGGCCGACCGCATCGAGGGTGCTGACGGCCAGATCGGTGTCGGAGCGGCGCCGTGAAGGCAGATATCCGGGTACGCGACGGAGTGCCGTCACTGATCATTGCCGCCGATACCTGGACCGAAGAAGCCGCGCTCGACATCTACGCGAAGATGTTTGGGCTCGTCAGGATGGGAGATCACGACTGCTCGTTCGAGCTCAAGCCGGTGCAGCAGCGCCGTACGCGTGACGAGGAGATCGCTGACGCTATCGCCGCCGTCGAGCGGACCGCGCTCACCGGCTGACCGATGGCCAACAACCGCCTATACCTCGTCCACGAGGCGTCTGGGCAACGCGTGCTTATCGCCAAGCACTTTGGCGAGTCATGGCAGGTGTACGACGACGCGTCGCTTGCGAATCGACTGAACCAGGCGTTCAGGGTCGAGGCCGACAGCGGTGTCGGGTCCACCGGATGGCACATCGAGTACGAGCGCCTGGGTCAGCAAGATGATCCGCTGCGGCCGTCGACGTCGGAGACGTATCAGTCCGAAGACGGCAAGTGGCATCTGACCAGGGAGTAGAAGTTGCGCCTGTCCCCACTCGGCATCGCCGCGATCCGCGAGCAGGCGCGCCGCCACCCGGTGCCCGTCACGGTCGGCCGGACCCGCGGCGCCAAGGCGGCGGCTCAGATCCGCGAGTGGATGTACCCCAAGCAGCGCGCGTTCTTCACGAGTCGCGCACGATGGCGGGCGACGTGCAAGACGCGTCGGGCTGGCGCTACCGCCGGTGGCGTCCGCGAGCTGCTGGCGCGCGCGCTATCGATCTCAGGATTCCGCGCGACCTACGTGACTGACACCAAGGTCAACGCCCGTGAGCGCGCGTGGACTAACGACAACAAGAGCGGTTTCTGCGACGTGGTGCGCTCGCTCGGTGAGCCCGTCCGTCTCAAGCGCAAAAAGCTCGAGGCGTACAAGATCGGCGGCATCGTCATCGAGGTCCGCAACGGCGACATGAAGCTGGACTTCGGCAACGGCTCGCAGATTGAGCTGTTTGGCGCTGACAACCTACGCGACCAGGGCAAGAAGCGTGGCTCGGCGAAGGGCGTGTTTTGGATCGACGAGGCCCAGGACTTCCCGCTCCTCGACAACTTCGTGGCCGTCATCTCCGCCTCGATGCGTGACTTCGGAGGCCAGTGCTGGCTGACTGGCACGCCGGGCGTCGATTGCGCCGGTTTGTTCTACGAGGTCACCAAGGAGCTTGAGGAAGGGGAAGAGCGTCTACCGGGCTGGGAGGTCCACACCATCACGGTGGCGGATAACCCGTTCTTCGGCGCGGTGGTCGACTCGACGGCACCGGAGGGCACGACCGTCTACTACGTCGAAGACAACCTAGCCCATTCCCCCGAGCTCACGCTCGCTGAGCGCGCCACTCACAGATACGGGCCGTACACAGACCGCACAGACGCGGACAAGGCAGCTGCCCAAGTCCGATGGGACGTCACCGCCGGCGCCGAGAAGCTAGAGAAGAACCTCAAGGGCGACGAGCCCGACTTCGTGCGCGAGTGGCTGGGCCGGTGGGTCAAGGCCGACGCGCGCTACGTCTACCCGGTCCACTCCGTGCCCAAGCACCAGCTGCTGTTCGCGCCGCAGCGGCTAGCCGACAACCCGTTCGTAGGCACCGACCCGCGCTTCGACGGCCACCCGCCATGGTACGATCACCAGCTGGCGATCCGAGACCTGCCGCGCGTAGGGCGCGACGGACGCCCACACAAGTGGCTGTACAGCCTGTGGTTCGACTTCGGGTTCCATCCCGACCCGTTCGCCGCGGTGCTGTGGGCGTTCACGCCGTCGCTGAACGACGTGTACGAGATGTTCTCTTGGAAGCAGACCCGCGTCCACGCCGACGACCAAGCCGGCTACATCAAGCTGCTGTGGGACGTCGAGCCTTCCATCGTGTCGTTCGGCGGCGACGCCGCTGGCAAGGACGCGGACTTCGCGGAGTGGGCTCGCCGCTTCAACCTGCCGCTGGAAGCGGCCAACAAGCCGGGCAAGAACACGCTCGAGGAGCTGCTCGCCGGCGACATCCGCCGCGGGCTGGTCCACCTACGCGAGGGCTCGCCGCTGTACAGCGAGATGCGCAACCTCGTCTACCTGCCCACCAAGCCCGGCAAGACGCGCGAGGTCCACAAGCACCGGGTCGTCAACGGTATCGTCCACGGAGACCACTGCTGTGACGCGGCACGCTATGGTTTCAGCGCGCTGACCCACTACCTGTCACAGGTGGCCGGCGACAAGCCGAAGCCCGGATCGCGCGAGGCGCTGCAGGCCGAGGAGCGCAAGATCGAGCGGTCGATCGAGAAAGCTGACGCCATCCGAGAGCGTAAGCTTGAGGAAGCCGACGAGTTCATCGACGAAAACAGGCAGTACGAAGATGGAGGATACCAATGGGAGTGATTTCAGTTCCGTTCGATTCGACCCTCAAGGACATGTACCCGGGTGAGGGTAAGGTCATAAAGCAGTGGGTCGTCGATATGTGGCGAGAGGCGGAGTGGGAGCGTGAGACGTGCCCGAAAGTCAACGTTCATCCACATGAGGACAACTGCGGTTGCAGCTGTCGAAACGTCGGGTCGACTCAGTGGTCATATCTGGACCACGATAGTTGCTACGAGTGCAACGACTTGCAGGATGCTCGCGCCGGCGATCTGGACATCGCCGCGTGGCAGATGGAGCGTGCGAACCGCCCGCCTGTCTGCACCGACCGGGACAGGCTAAGCGATCAAGTACAACCATCGATTCAGGTGTCGTATCTACGGGACAACCCATTCTGCAAGATGGCCAAGAAGCCATGACCCTACGCCCGCTTGAACCAGGCCCGGTGCAGCACGACGACGATGGCGATCCGGTCCCCCAGCCGGCGCCGAACTCCGACCTGACCGACCTGATCCAGCTGCTCGAGTACGGCCGCAAGAAGGGGTTCCGGATCGGTCCGACGGTGCGCGTGGGGAAAATCATCACCACGGTGCACGACCTGCGTCAGGACGAGGGCCGCAGCGTGCCGGACGACGAGCCAACGATGGGCATTCTGGACCGGATGGCGCAGGGCATCGACGACTGACCACTTGCAATCCGGACCGTAAGATGCTGATCTGGTGGCAGCTGACGGTGTCCACATGGACGGTCGCGCAACGCGCCGCTGTCCTATGGAACCACGCAGTAAGCCCGACGAGCAGAAGACGATCCAGCGCTCCGAGCACTGGTTCCAGCTCCCCGTCGGCGCGCCCGCGGCGAAGCACATCGTCGACTACGGCAAAGCGCTGCTGACGATCGAGCGCGGCTTCCATCAAAAGAACCTGGCGCGCGAGCGGCTGTATCGCGGCGTCGCGCTGCTCAGCAACCGGGCGGCGCTCGGCGTGCTAGAGCGCGGCGGCTATGGCGTCGCGCGGCTCAATGTCATCAAGGCAGTGTGTGACACGTTCTCGTCGAGGCTGTCGAAGGACCGCCCGATGCCGAGCTTCGTCACCGACGACAGCGACTGGGATCTCAAGCAGCAGGCCAAGCGGTTCCGCGAGTTCATCGTCGGCCAGATGCTCGAGACGGAGTTCGACGACCTGTCGCGCTACGCGCTCGACGACGGCACCATCCTCGGTAGCGGATTCACGCGCATCGACGACAACGACGACTCCATCTTCGCCGAGAGCATCCCGATCAACGAGCTGCTGTTCGACCGTCGCGAGTGCAAGTACGGCAAGCCGCTGCAGGCGATCCGGCTGCAGCGCGTCTCCAAGAGCTACCTCAAGGAACTGTTCCCGAAGTCGAAGGATGCGATCGAGCGGGCGCCGTCATCTACGCGTCGTCCAGACGATGACGACGTGGACGGCAACGGCACGCGGCTCGGGTCGTTCGAGGACTACGTCGACACATGGGAGGCGTGGCACCCGCCGACGCTGCCCGGCGGCAAGGACGGCCGCCATGTCCTGTGCTTCGACAGCGAAGATCCGAAGCTGGGTACGCTGGTCAGCGAGCTGTGGCACGAGCCGCGGTTCCCGTGGACGCAGTTCCAGATCACGAAGCCCAAGCGCGGCATCTACCCGGAGGGGTTCGTCGACCACCTCGCCGAGATGCAGCACTCGGTCAACATGATCGTGCGCGACATCCAGCTCAACCTGCGCGCGACCGGCCGCGGCTTCTTCCTTGTGAACGGGGCGAACGATATCCCCGTCGAGATGCTGTCCGGGTTCCAGCCGTTCAAAATGAAGTTCAGCGGCGCGCAGGCTCCGACCTGGGAGGCTCCGACGCCCTTCAACGCGGCGCAGATGAACGCACTGGACTCGTTCATCGACAAGATGTTCAAGCTCGAGGGCGTCTCGCAGGCCAGCGCCGAGAGCAGGTCGTCGCTCGGACCCGGCGCCAGCGGCGTTGCGCTCGACACGCAGTACGACATCGACAGCGACCGGTTCCGCATGCCGCAAGCGAACTACGCGCGCTATCGGCTCAACGGCGCCCAGTGCTACCTCGACGCCGCCGCACGCGTTGCTCGTCGTCGGCAGGAGGGCAAGGGCGCCAAGCGGTCATGGGTGGCCGTGAGCTGGAAGGGCCGCGATGCGATCCAGCGGCTCGACTACACGAAGGTGATGCTCAAGGACGGTGACTACCGTCTGCGCATCGAACCGGTCGGTTTCATCCCGGACACGCGCGCCGGCAAGATCTCGGTCGTCGAGCAGCTCGCGAAGGCCGGCGTCATCCCGCAGTGGATCGTGCCCGCGCTGTTCGACGAGCCCGACCTTAGCGAGGCCAACCGCATCGTCCTGGCGCCGTACAAGAACTGCCTGCGCAAGATGGACGATCTGGTCAAGACCGACATCCCGCCGCCGATCCCCGAGCAGTACAACGACCTGGACCTCGAGCTGAAGGTGTCGACGGCGTTCTACAACTGGGTGCAGGCCGAGAAAGCGCCAGCCGAGATCGAGACCCGGTTCCGCGACTACGTGGATGCGGTCGTCTTCCAGCTGAAGGTCAAGAGCGCTCCACCTCCGGTTATGCCCGCTCCGGGCGGCCCTGGCCCGCAGCCGATGTTGCCGTCGGGTAACCCGGCCGCGATGGGCATCCCGCCCGGGCCGCCGCCGCAACCGCAAGGACCACTACCACCGATGCCCGGCGGCATCCCCCTCATGCCCAACGGACCGCTGCCCCCGCCGCCGACCATCGGTGCGGTGCCGCCATCCTGATCCGGAAACACCATGGACTCCAACAACGGCACCACTACCGAGACCACCCGAACCGTCCAGCGCGGACCCGCGCCGGATCGCGCGCAGCTCCGCGAGCACCGACCGACCGAGGTCACCTCGTATCGGCATGGGCCGTCGCAGGATGGTGATGCGGAGCCGAATGGCGGCAGCGGCCGGGGCGCGATCGAGCGGCTGCGCACCGATGGTGCTGCGCCACGCTCCTTCACGGAGCACCAACGCCAGATGCTCGCCGCGATGGACGCGCCGGCGACCCCGAGCGCCCCTGCGGCGCCCGCCGCCGAAGCAGCGCCCAGCGGTGGCATCAACGCCGCGGCGAAGGCGGAGCCCGCCCCGGCTGCGCCGCCATCGACGCCCACGCCGTCAGTGGAGCCGACCAAGCCCGATGCCGGCGCCGATCGCGCCGCCGAGCTCGCCAAGCACAACGAGCGTCTGACCGAGGTCAACCGAAAGCTCGTCGCCCGGCTCGAGCAGGCCGAACGCCGCCAGTCAGCGCCGTTAGACGAGCGCATGGCGGCTCTCGACGAGATTGAACGCGCATGGACCACCGACCCGTACACGGCGATGCGCAAGCTGACCGCGCTGAACGCCGGCATCAAGGACCACGCCTCGCCCGAGGTCGACGCGCTGCTCTCGAACATCTACACCGAGTGGACCGGCAAGGAGCTGAAGATGCAGCCCGACCCGGCCCGCCAGGCGCTGATCGAAGCGCAGCGGAACCGCATCCTCATGGCGCGCGACAAGCGCGATCGCGAGGCCGCGGACAAGGCGGCTCAGGACGCCAAGCTGGGCGACGCCGAGCGCACCAGGCACGCCGAGATCGCGCGCGGCATTGACTCGCGTCTCGAGGCGGAGAAGCACGCGGACAAGTACCCGCTGCTCATGAAGTACGCGCAGGTCATCGACCGCATGTCGCCGGGTGACTTGATCTGGGGATCGATCCGCCGCGATATCGCGGCCGGCGTCATGGACCCCAACACGCCCGACGACGTCCTCATCAACCACTACTCGAAGCAGATCGAAACCCACTACCAAGCCCATCGCGACGCGCTCGCGGTGGCACCGGCCAGTACCAGCACCGCACCAACGACTCAAGCAACCGTACCCGTGGCGGACAAACCAGCGGACGCGACCCAACCCGGCGTCCGAACCATCACGAACGCGAGCGCGAGTGTCGCCCCCGCTGCACTACCGACAGCAACGACACCCCCAGCACCGGACAAGCCGCGGAAGGTGAGCGAGGAAGCGAGACGTCTCGCCCTTGCAGCCAAGCACTTCCCAAGCACCTGAGGTCCAGCTGATCGCGGTGCTCCCAACCAAGGAGCATCAACGTGACTTCATTTACCATTGCCAACCAAGACGCGTTTCTCAAAGACGTCTACACCGACGAAAAGATCCTCGAGCAGTCCTTCGGCGACAACCCGTTCCTCGGCTTCGTGAAGAAGAAGCGCGGCAAGGAAGCGGGCGGTCGTCGCTATTTCCAGCCGGTCGAGTACCAGAACCCCTCTGGTGCGTCGGCTCAGTACGAGTCGGCGATGACCGACAACACGGTCTCGAAGTACCTGGACTTCATCCTGTCGCGGATGAAGCAGTACCAGCGCATTGTGATCAACAACGAGCTGATCTACGCGTCGATGAAGAAGTCGGACGCGTTCGTCGAAGCGCTCGGCGAGTTCGATCGCGGACTCCAGTCGCTCGGTGAAAAGATCGGACGTCGCCTGTATCGTACCCAGGGCGGGTCGCTCGGCCAGCTGGCGCTCTCCAGCACCAACACTACGTCGCTGACGTTCACCGACAACGCCGCGGCATTCAACTTCGTCGTCGACCAGATTCTTCAGTTCAGCACCACGGACGGCAGTGGCACGCTGCTCGACAGCGGCGACACCACGATCGTGACCGCGGTCGATGAGGAGAACGGCATCGTCACGATCGCCGACAACCTCGCGAGCAAGATCTCGGGTATCACGCCCTCGTCGTTCGTGTTCCAACGCGGCGACTACAACGCGTGCATCTCCGGTCTCGCCGACTGGCTGCCGTCGACGCCGAACCGGAACGCGCTGCTCGCGGCGAGCTTCAACAACATCGTCCGCGCGGTGTCTCCGGTCCGGCTCGGCGGCGTGTTCCTCGATGGCACCACCATCGGCGACCTCGACGCCGTGATCATCAAGCTGGTCTCCAAGATCGTGAAGTACGGCGGCAAGACGTCGCACATCTTCGCGAACCCGGAGTCCCTGTCCGACCTCGAGATCGTGTCGAACTCCAAGGTTCGCATCATCTCTGATGTCATGACGGAGGTCTCGGCGCCCAGCGGTGAGGTCGTCGTCGGGTTCTCCGGCTACAAGGCGCTGTGCGGCGGTCGCACGGTGATGATCTACCCGGACCGCAACTGCCCGAGCAACGTGCTTTACGCGCTGCAGCTCGACACGTGGACGCTGTGGCACACCGGCGAATGGATCAACTGGACCGGCGAGAACGCGACGGGCATGCGCATCATGCCTTCCTATACCGAGGACTCCGTCGAGGCCCGGCTAGGCGCGTACCAGAACCTCGGCTGCTCGGCGCCGGGCTGGAACGGCGTCGCCCGCCTCAACCCGAGCTTCTGAGGAGCGTGAACCATGGCTACCTCATCCAATGGCCAACGCCACACGCTCGAGACGCCGCGCACCTTCACCGTCGAGATGTTCGCGCAGCTGCAGGGCGGTGGCGTCGGCGCCAACCTCGTCAACAGCGATGCGACCGTCAACGGCGGCGGCGAGATCGTGTCCGCCGTGTGGCAGTCGACCGGTATCTACGCGATCACCTTCGCGAAGGCGTGGCCGATGCTGCTGTACCCGCCGATCTTCTCGTTCATCGATCCGAACGGCGTCCTCGGCTTCGACGGGCAGGCCACCGTCATGAACGTTGCCGGCAGGACCGCCACATTCCAGTTCTCCACCGGCGCCGCCCTCGGCGACGTCGCCACCACCACCACTGTCTACGTTCGCTGGACCGTTCGCGCGGTCAGCAAGAACTGAGGACCACCATGCTCGACCTTGCCCATCTCGAACAACTCTGCAACTTCGACCCCATCACCATCGCGCAGTTCAGCGATGCGATCGGATTCGGCATCGACGCGATGACCTCTGCCGGGACGCTGGACCCGGCGAAGTACTCGACCGAGCTGACCGTCGCCAACACGATGGCCTTCACGCTGGCGGCGCCGACCTCGGCGGGCCAGCGCAAGAAGATCACGTGCGTCGCCACCAGCGGTACTCCCCTCGGCGTCGTGACTATCACGAGCCCCGATCAGACCACCGGCCTCGTCTGCCCATCGACGTTCACGTTCACGGCGCCGGGCCAGGAGGTTTCGCTGACCTCCACGGCGGCGCTCACCTGGCGCGTCACGGCGATCAAGCGCGCCGGCACGCAGACGCTGGTCGTCGGCACCACGCTGACGGCCGGCCTGCAGCTCCCCGCGCTCTACGCGCTGTCGGTCACCGGCACCGTGTCGAGCACGACCACCCGAGCACTGCCCAACGGCAACCTGCCGGGCGACACCGTGCAGATCGGATGCTCGGTCGCTGCGGGTACTCCGGTCGGCAACATCAACTTCACCGGTCTGAGCTCGGCGAACGCCGCGCTCACCAATATCGGCGCGGTGAGCGCGACCACGATGATCGCCAACCTGATCTGGAACGGCACGGCCTGGCTCGTCCTCAACAGCTCGGGCACCACGATCTCGTGAGGAAACCATGACCACGCTGAACGCATTCGCACAGATCACGTCAGCGACGCTGGCGGACCCATTCACGCAGTTCCGCATGTCCGGCACGGTGTGCATCGACGGTGTCGGCCCGAATTCGCCGTATCCGTGGACCGTGCTTGTGCCGATGTCGTCGTCGCCCGACGATGTCAATGCTGCGTGTATCGCATCCGCTACGGCTGCCGCGCTGGTGCAGGGCTACACGGTGACGGTCAAGGCGCTGATCTCGGCGGTCTCCGAAGATCCGAGCCAGGTCGTTACTGCCACGGCAATGAACGCCGCCATCGCCACGGCAATCTCCAGTGTGCCAACCACGTCAGCGATGAATGCAGCGATCTCATCTGCGACCTCTGGGTTGGCGAGCGCAAGCTCGGTGTCTGCCGCGATCGCCTCAGCGACGACTGGTCTAGCGACCAAAACGTACGTGGACACGAACGACGCTGCTCGCCAGGCGCTGCCGGGGTCCGGGACCTCACCGACTCTGACCATCGGGACCGCGCGGCAGCCCAGCACGACGCGTCCGGTCAGGGTGACGGTATCGGGGACGTGGACGACGTCTCTCACCGCGGGCGGTGGCATCTCGTTACAGAGCGACTCCAACTCGACACCCACGACGATTCGGGACACGCAGCAACCGTCGGTGACCCTCGCTGTCGGCGTTGGGATCACTCTGCCGTGGAAGCTCGTCTACGACGTGCCGGCTGGGCACTACTACCGGCTGGTGGCGAGCGGAACGGGAACGTTTGCGATCACCAGCACCAACGAGACGACGACGTGAGGACGAGGGTGCACATGAAGCGTGTCACGACGGTGCTACTGACGCTGGTGTTCCTGGCGCTGCCGAGCGTCGTCTTCGGTGCGCCCAACTTCGTTGACAACAACACGTCGCTGCCGGCGACGAAGACTGACCGTATCCCAATCACCAACCCTACGACGCAGATCGGAGCGGCCGACGTCAACGCGATCTTCGGCGCGCTGACCGATATCCGCACGGTGATGCAGCGCAACCCGGACGTCGTGTTCAACGTCATGGCATTCGGGGCGACGGGCGGCGGGACGGTCGACGACTCCGCAGCGATCAACGCTGCGATCGCGGCTGCTGCTGCCACGCGCAACGGCGTGTTCGGCGGCACCGTCTACTTTCCCAAGGGCACGTACAAGATCGGTTCGCAGCTCGTCGATCCCAATGGCGTCGTGCTGCGTGGCGACAACCCAGCGAACACGATCCTGCGCGCGGCCCCCACGTTCAACAACACGAGCCTCGTCAAGAACCAGAACCAGGACGGCACGCAGGAGTACGCGTTCCTCCAGGGACTGACCATCGATGGCAACTCCGGGACAGGGGCTGTCGAGAGTGAGGCTGTGGTGTCGTGGGGGTCGCTGTTCATCAACAGCTACATCCGCGACGTGATCATCCTCGGCGGGTCGTCGGTCGGCCTGCACATCTTCGCCTCGGGCACGCCGGGCGGCATGGGGCCGATCCTGGTCGAGAACACGTGGGTGTTCAGCAACGCATCGCACAACGTTCTCGTCGAGGACGGCGCGACCAACACCGGCGCCATCGCCGGACTCGTGTTCGTGAACCTGACCAGCGAGAACCAGGGCAGCAACAGCTCGGCCATCTACCTCAAGGGCCGTGGACTGTTCGGTCAGTGCAACTTCATCCAGACCCATATCGAGATGGGCGGCACGCAGACACATCGGACCGCCATCACGATCGATGGCGCCAGCCACGTGCGCTTTGACGGCGTCCAGCTTCAGACCGGTACGCCAGCAAACATCGATGCCGGTGTCGCGATCACCAACGTCGCGCAGAACGTCGGGATCCAGATACGAAGCCTGACCAACATCAACCTGATCAACCCGGTCATCAACGACGCCAAGAACAGCGCGACGCTCGCGGCGGTCAACGTGCCCATCTACATGACGCCAGACGTCGTGTTCCAGGGGCTGCCCGTGGCGCCGGTCAACGGCAAGAGCCTGTTGGTCAAGGACTCAAGCGGGACGTCGCGCGCGTGGTTCGACACCAACGGTCGACTGACGGGGGCCGGCATCTCGCAGGGCGCCGCCGAGATTTTGGCCAATCCCATCGGCACGCCAGGATCGAGCGACGACCGTGCTCTGATCGTGATGGACCACAACGCGGCCAATCCGTTCGGCACCTACTACCCCAACGGCGGCGGCGGCGCGCTGCGCGAGCGCATGTTCACCGCTGGCGCAGATGTCAGACAGGTCAACACGGACGGTTCGGTGTTCAACTTCCCGCTGCACACGTTCCAGAGCAACGTGACGTTGCAGTCGTCGCTCAAGGGGCCGCTCGCCGGCGGCACCACGTGTCCATCGAGCGGTGCGCACACGCAGGGCGAGGTTCAGTTCTTCGCTGCGCCGACTGCCGGCGGGTTCGTCGGCTGCGTCTGCACGTCCGCCGGGACGCCGGGGACGTGGAAGACGTTCGGGGCGGTGAGCCCGTGAGCGAGCTCGGCGCCGACCTCGGCGCGGACCTAGGAGGACCAGTCACCGTGCCCAAAAGCCTGACCGACCTCATCTCTGCGATCCGCTTCCGCGGCGACTTCCGCAACGTGGTGCGCTTCCCAGACGCCAACATCACGGTCGAGGCCCAGGCTGCGTGGACCGAGCTGTACGAGCTGATCGCCGACACCAACGAGGGCTACTGGGACGTCGACGCCCAGGTCATCACCGTGGCCGGTCAGCCGTACGTGCCGCTGCCGCCGGGTACTTGGCGCGTTCGCGGCATCGACTGCCTGTGCAGCTCCGGGGCTGGCGCCAACGGTACCGACTACATCGAGCTGCCACAGATCGGCATCTCGGACCGCAACCGCTACTGCTCGACGACGTTCTGCCAGCCCTGCGCGTACCGGCTGACCGCGCGCGGCGCAGACCTGTTTCCGACGCCCGATCGCGCGTACACGCTGCGCGTCACCTACGCGCCCGTTGCGCCCCAGCTCGGCGACCCGCGCGAGTACTACAACGGGTGGGAGGAGTACGTCATCTACGCGACGCTCCTTCGCCTGGCGCTCAACGAGGAGCGCGACGTCAGCTCGTGGCAGGCTCAGCTGCAGTTCCAGCGCGAGCGCATCATCCGCGGCGCCAGCCAGCGCAAGGCCCAGGAGCCAGAGTACCTGCCGTTGCGCGATGGCTACTCCGGATACGACGATGAGTTCGATCGCGACCAGCGATGGTGGGGGCGCTGATGGCAGGCCGTGTCGTGAAGCCGCCGGGCACCGTGGCGTCGCTGTCGATCCGCGATGACGGGCAGAAGACGTCGACCACGGACGCAGCTGGACTGCAGGTTCAGCAGGCGGTTCAGGCGCTTCAGGCCACCGGGCAGCGTCAGCGGCGGCAGATCGTCAAGGCTGACCTCGCGGTGGGGCGCAACGTTGTTCGCCACTCTCTTGGCCACGCCGCGCGTGGGTACTCGCTGACCGCGACCGTCGCCGACGCATCATTCGCGCACGCAATCGACCTCAGCAACCCGAACCCAGACCGCGAGGTCTGGATCAACGTCATCGGCGTCGCCCAGCGGGCCGCGCAGATCGAGGTGTGGTGATGCCAGGGAGCACGCTGCCCAACATGGGCCTTGTCCAGCCGGCGGTCGGCGGCGATGCCGGGACGTGGGGGACGGAGAACAACGCTGCGCTCGCCGTCATCGATGCCCACAGCCACAAGCCAGGCGCTGGTGTACCGATCACTACCGCCGCGATCAACATCGACGGAGACCTGTCGTTCGGCTCGCTCTACGCGACGACCAACCTCGCGCGCGCGCAGTTCTCGGCGGTCGCGACCCCCGCCAACAACCTGAGCCTGTTCGTGTCCAACGGATCCGGCGGGCTGGTCGCGGGCGAGCTCTACTGGCGCAACAACACCGGGAACCCGGTCCGGTTCACCTCGGGCAACGCGCTCAACTTCGCGTCATTCGTCGGCGGCATCGGCGGAGACTACTCGGCGGTCGGTGCGCTCGAGGCGTTCGACGACAGCCAGAAGCAGTACACGTTCAAGGACGGCGCAGCCAAGTGGGGGCGGCTGCATGCTGGAAACGTGCGGTTAGCTCCGTTCGGTACTGCGTCTGCGCTGTTCGTGGAGATGGCGGCCTCTGCGAGCTTGGCCTCCAACTATACTGTCACGTGGCCATCTGCGTTGCCATCTACGACGCTGCTCATGCAGATGAGCAACTCGGGACAGATCATCACGAACAACACCGTCCCGGTGGATGTCGTGCTTGGCAACGTCACAGCGTCCGCAGTCTCCGCGTCCAGTGTGACCGTGGCCGCCAACGGCAATGTGACCGTGAGCGGCACGGGGGATTACAAGCACGGTCTGCGTACGCTGCAGGTGGCGCTACCGGCGGTGATTGCCAACGCATCATTCGCAACCAATGCATTCGTATTCGGTCTGACGAGCTCTAACTCGGTGCAAATCCCACTGCCGATGCTCGTTGGGTCGCGTATTCAGGCGGCGCGCATCGTCATGCGCGATACGTCGGGTACCACGTTCAGTTTGCGGATCGGGTTCGCGACGGTAAATGGCTCGAGCGGCATTACTATCGGCTCAGGCACACCAACCTCATCCGGATCAGGCGCGCTGCAGACGTTGTCGGCCACAACGAGTGCGCCAGGTCTTTCCGTATCGTCAGGTCAGATCTACCTGGCCATCGTCGCTCCGGTCAGCGGACCAGCGGCAGCAGCGTCCATCTATAACCTGGAAGTTGATTACGATCGCCCATGACGACCGAGTCCACATATAGAGTCGGTCGTCGGGATGTTGTGCACAATACTGTCGGCCTCGATCGCAGTCACGCCCGTCACGCTAGCCCCGCGCCACGTATCAGGCAGCATGATCCACAGGGCGGCGTCCAAAACGGCGGCGACGCCGAAGTAGACGTCAACGTGTGTCGTACTTGGCTGATGGCCAAGCAGGATGTTGGTCTCCTCGTGCCCGCGCCATCCCAATGCTGCCGCAGACCTGGTCTGCCCCCAGTCGCACGCGAGCGTGGCCTCGCTCGCGATCAGTGCGGCTACGTCAGCATGCACGCACCCCACCAGCCAGATCGCCGCCAGCGCGGCCGCCGTTCTCACCATGACCGGATGATGCCGTCCTCCACCGAACGTGACCACGGAGGAGCACATGCCACTGAATGAGGGCGCCCTACGTGTGTCGTTCGCCGGCGGCGTCAATACCAAGGCGGACAGTAAGACGGTCGCCGCCGGCCAGCTGTTGGTCGCTGAGAACGTAGTGTTCCGCCGCCAAACCTCGCTGCAAAAGCGCTACGGATACGATGGGTTAAGCAAGTCGATCGACGGCTCACCCGACCTGCTCAGCGGCGGCATCGCTTTGGGCGTCCGTGCTGAGAACGGCAGCACGCTATTCGGTGAGGAGCTGTTGCAGTTCACGCCGAACCGCTGCTACTCGCGGCAGACCGGCGCCGAGCAGTGGACCGATACGGGCGCTGTTTACAGCGTGGTTGGAACCGACCGGCCGCTCATCCGAACCGGCACGCACCAGGTCAACCCCGACTTCGCCATGCTCAACGGCACGACTGTCGCGGCCTGGGAAGACTCGCGCGGCGGCGTGTGGTGGGGTGTCATCGACGACTCCGGTCGCATCCTCAAGCCAGCGACGCAGGCCGATGCTGCTGGCATCTCCCCTCGCTGTGTCGCCGTCGGCGGCAACCTCCACGTCTACTACGTCATCGCCGCGAGCGGGACGATCATGGTCATCGTGGTCAACCCGATGGCGCCCGGCGCGGCACCAGCGCCGACGACGCTCATCAGCGACTTGGACCCAGCATCGCCAGTATACGACTCCTGCCCAACGCAGAGAACCGGCACGCCAGCGGCGATCGCGTGGATGAGGGCTGGGGGCTCGGCAATCCGCCTCGGCTACGTCGACCAGAGCGGCGTGATCGGCACGCCAATCACGGGACACCCGTCCGCCGTAGAATTTGACGCAGTCAGACTGCCGTCATCACCACTATCTGTGGCCTACCATTTCACGGACGGACTTGACGGCGACTTCTTGGCATTCAGCTACGTGACGAATGCCGGGGATGGCAATGTCGCGTTCTTCAGTGGCGGCGATACCGCTGCGGCCCCATCGCGACCGATCACGTTTTTTGATGACCAGATCGACGAGGATCCGGCCTACGCTGCGATCAACGTGACACGGTGTGCGTTAGCCCTGGTCACGGTTGACGATCCCGGTCTCAATATCGCGGCCGTGGCGGCCTGGGAAGAGTCGTCTCCTCGTCCCTCAGAGCGATACGTGGCATTCAGTACATTCAACCTGGCCGGGCTGGCGTTCACGTTTCCGGCCCCGATCCGGTCCGTGGGCCTAGCATCGCGCGCGTTCGTAGTCAACAACGAGGCGTTCGTGACGCTTGTCCACGACACAACGTTCTTCAACACGTTCGTCGTACAGCGCATCAGCGGTATCTCTGCTGATGGCATCGTGTCAGTCGGGAGGCTGGCGCCCGGCAGCGCCGGGTCTGCCCCGACGCGCGCACACCTGCCGTCGGCCAACCTCGATGGGTCCATCGTCCGTATTGCGCTCCCTGTGCGTGAGCGTGTCGACTCTCCGGGGCAAAACGTATTCCGCGAGACCGGCATCGAGATGTTCACGCTGGACTTCGGTGATCCGCACGGTCATCAGACCTGCCAGCTTGGCCGCGGCCTGTACATGGCTGGCGCATGCCCTCAGCACTACGACGGCAGCATCTGGAACGAAATGGGGTTCCACTTCGGGCCCGAGCTTGTCGTGGCCGTGCCCGGGTCCGGCGGGTCGATGACGTCGAGCACGACTTACGAGTACGTCGTCTGGTACGAGTGGGCGGACGCGCAAGGTGAGGTTCACCGCGGGCCGACGTCGATCGGTACGGTCGTCACGATGGGCGCGTCGGACACGCAGGTCACGCTGACGCTGCCCACGTACCGCGTCACCAACAAGTCCAACGTCCGCATTTGCGTCGCCCGCTCCGAGGCCGCTCAGACCGGCGACACCGCGCAGAAGTTCCGCGTGACCTCGCTCGACCCGAACACCGCCGGCAACCCCAACGGCTACGTTGCGAGCTCGACCACGATCGACAGCGTCACGTTCGTTGACCGCATGGCCGACACCGACGTGCGCGTGCAGGAGGAGCTGTACACCGACGGCGGCGTGCTGAGCAACGACCCGACTCCGCTCGGATCGGTCATCACGCGCAGCAAGGGGCGGCTCATCGCGACCGATCCGAGTGACGGAACGCTGTTCCGGTTCTCGCAGCCGATCGCGGCCGGGTTCGCGGTCGAATGGCCACCCGATCTACAAGGGACGTGCGACCCGTTCGGCGGCAACATCACCGCCATCTCAAGCCAGGATGACCGCGTCATTCTGTTCAAGGAGTCGGCGATCTTCGTCTTGAGCGGTGACGGACCATCGGAGAGCGGCGACAGCTCGGTGGCGGGGTTCACGCTGCCCCAGCTCGTGACGAGCGACGTCGGGTGCACCGAGCCGAGCTCCATCGTGCTCACGCCCAACGGCCACATGTTCCAGACCACGAAGGGCATCTACCAGCTCGGTCGCGACGGCTCGATCGCGTACGTCGGCGCCCCTGTCGAGGCGTTCAACTCGCAGCGCATCGTGCGCGCGCAGGTGATGCCTGACCGCACACAGGTCGTGTTCGTGACCGACGCCGGGTCCACGCTGCTCTACGATTACCTGTTCAACCAGTGGTCGACGTTCACCAACCACGAGGGCCTGGACGCGGTCGTGGTCGACAACACCTTCCACTACCTGCGCTTAGATGGCACCGTGTACCGCGAGACCATCGGCGCGTACACCGACAACGGTCTCAAGATCCGCTGGCGCATAGTGACCGCGCAGCTGCACATGACGCCGCAGCTGCAGGGGTTCCAGCGCTTTTGGTACGCACACATCCTTGGCACGTGGGTGTCGCCGCATCAGCTCGGCGTCTCCTACCGGACCGACTACACCGAGTCGTGGTCGGATCCGTACTGGCTGGACGCGACCGGCGCGACCGACCCGACGGGGTGGATCACGGGACCCCATGCGCAGGTCATCGGCCTCGACCCCATCACGGGCACCAGCTACGGCAGTGGCAGCTACGGCGACGGGCCGTACGGCGGCATCGCGCCGGGCGTCTACCAGTTCCGGATCGACCTCAACGAAAAGGGCGAGTCGATTCAATTCCAGTTCGAGGACTTCCAAGCCAACGGCGTCGATGGCGCGTCGTTCGAGCTCACCGAGTTGCTCATCACGGGCGGCATCAAGGGCAACGCGATCCGACCGTTCACCACGGCAAGGAGCATCTAGATCATGGGCTTCTGGGACACCCTCGGTAACGTCTTCCTGGGCCCCGACGGGCTCTCCAACAACGCGTATCAACAGATCCAAGGGCCGCAGCAGTACAACCAGGCCACGCAGCGGCTCGGTCAGATGGCGAACCAGCAGGCGCCACAGGTCGACGTCAACCAGATCGGGTCCAACAACATGGCGCAGTCGCGCGCCAACCTGATGGGCACGGCCGGCAACCTGTCCGCGATCGCGAGCGGCCAACAGCAGGGCGCCGGCCAGATCGCGGTCAATCGCCAGGTCGGCGCGGCCAACGCGCAGCAAGCCGCGATGGCGCAGGCAGCCCGCGGCGGAAACGCCGCGCTCGCCATGCGCAACGCCGCACGCAACCAAGCCGACATCGGGCTGCAGGGTGCCGGCCAGGCGGCGCAGGCACAGCAGAGCGACCAGCTCGCCGCGAATCAGCAGCTCGGCAGCATCTACGGCAACATGTACGGCCAGGACGCGCAGACCGCCGCGCAGGCCGCCTTCGCCAACCAGAACGCCAATCTCCAACAGCAGGGTCTGCAGCAGCAGGCGCTCGGCCAGCAACTGGGCTGGGACCAGGCGACGATCAACGAGCAGATCGCAAAGACCGCCGCCGAGGACAACCAGAAGGGCATCGGTGGCAGCTTCCTGTCCGCGGTCGGCGGCATCATCGGCGCCCGATCGGACGTGCGCGTGAAGCACAACATCGCCGACGGGCAGGACAAGGCGATGGCTGCGGTGCAGACGCTGGCGCCGGTCACGTTCGCCTATAACGACCCGCGCGACGGGGTGGGCCCCCAGCTGGGTACGACCGCACAGGATCTGGAGCGCGCTGGTCTCGGTCATGTCGTCGTTGATGCGCCCGGCGGCAAGATCGTCGACGGGGCCAAGCTGTCGACCGCCAACACCGCCATGATCGCAGCGCTCGGCAATCGGCTCGCCCAGATCGAAGCCGGCGGTCAGCCACAGAAGCCACCGGGGGCCGGCGGTTACGATCTGGTCGTGGGTGCACCACATCCGACCGCGCAAGCCGGGGGTGGGTACGACCTGGTCGTCGGATCTCCGGTGGTCACTGGGCAGGCCGCGCCACCACCGTCGTCGTATGGCCTGAGCGTCGGGGCGCCGGTGGTGGTCAACCCAGACAAGCGTCGTGACCCGCGGTCCGGTGCCCCATCGGGGAGGCGGTAAATGGCCCTGTTCGGCGACGATTCGGCGCAGTACGTCACGCCCGACGGACGCACGGTGACGCTACCATCGCAGATCGCGGCGCAGTTTCCTGGCCTGTCGCCAGCCGGCGGTCAACCGGGCGCGCCTGCGCCGACAATTCCGCCGGGCGAGGTCGCAGGAGCGGGATCGCGGCCGCCGGGCGCGTCGCCCATTCAGCTACCGAGTGGCGGCGCGCCCGACTGGGACCCTGGCGCATCGGCGAGCCTTGCTGCGCTCACGCCACAGCCCACACCCGCCGATGCCGCATCGGCGCCCGTGGTGTCGCCGTCTCAGGTGCCGTCAGGCGCGTCTTCGCAGCCCGTAACCGGTCCGGTGAGCAGTCCTGCCCAGGCTATCGATGCCGGACCCGCCAACCCAGTCCGGACGCCGTCACAGGCAGACCTCAACAAGTACACCGAGGCTCAGCGCGTCGCCGGTCAGAGCGCCGCACTCGACCAGAAGGCCGAGGCGACGCGTGCGATCGGCAACGCCGAAGCCGACAAGTCGACTGTGATCGGTAACTTCCAGTCACAGGTCGCCGACGAGGCAGCCAAGCAGACCGCGGCACGGGCCAAGCTTGCACAGGATCTGGAGACGCAACGTCAGCAGAAGCTTGATCAGATGATGACGTTGGCGAATCAGATCCAGAACACCAAGATCGATCGCGAGGCCGATCATCCGGTGCTCGCACAGATCGGCATCATCCTCGGTGCCATCGGACAGACGCTGAATCGTTCCGATCGCAACCTGGCGTTGGACGCGTTCTACAAGGCGATCGATCGCAAGGTCGCCGGCCAGATGCAGAACCTCGAGATCAAGCGCGGAAACCTGGACACGATGCGCACGCAGTACGGGCTGCAGAAGGACCTGGATCGCGACCGGCTGACTGACGAGGACGCGCATCGCATTGCGTACCTCGACGATGCGGCCAAGAAGATGACCGCGATGGGCACGCAGCTTGAGTCACCGATCGCCAAGGCCAACATGCAGAGCGCGCTTGCGGACATCGCGGCGAAGCGCCAAGACGTCATCGACAACGCGGCCGATCGGATCAAGGCGCAGCAGCTCGCCGCCCAGGCACGCCAAGACCGGCTGAACAGCGAGGCGGCATCCCGTGCGGTCACGATTCGTGGTCAGAATCTCGAGGACAGTCACTTCAAGGCCAGCCAGGCGCAGCAAGAGCGCGAGCATATGGCGACGCTATCGGCCCAGATGCTGGAGCGTGGAGACAAGCTGGCGTCCGAACGCGCCAAGCGAGTTGCCGAGCTCGGTGTCGTAGACCCGAATACCGGAATGCTGATGATGACCCCGGATGGCCAGAAGAAGATGGACCAAGCCGACCAGCTCGAGGCCGCCGCGCGCAAGGCGACCGATCCAGCTCAGGCGCAGCAGTTTACGCAGCAGGCCCAGCAGCTCCGCGACTATGCGCGCATCAACGATGCGGCGATCGCACAGACCACGGAAGGCCAGAAGGCGGCACAGAAGATCCTGGCCGAGACCTCCAACGCGCAGAAGAACATCGATGCAGCGCGTGACATGCTCAAGGCTGGTCCGTCGGCCTTCAACAAGGAGGCATGGGCCAAGATCACCGTGGCACTGGAGGGCGTGAAGACGAACTACGCCGGAGTGATGGGTGACAAGATCTCCGTGAAGATGCTGGACGCGATCGACGCGATCGTCGGCATTAACCCAAATGATGACTCGTTCTGGGGTGCAGGCGGAATCGCCGAGCGCGGCCTGAACAAGGGCAAGGCCATCTCCGCCCTCGATTCAGTGGAGACCCAGCTGAAGTCTGGTGCGAGCACCGCCCTGTTGTCAGCTGGTGTGCAGACCCCGTGGTCGCCGACGCGGCCGCAGGACAGCGCCGAGGACAAGATCGGATCCGGCAGCGGTGGAGAGGCCCCCGGTGCGCTGCAACGCATCAACAAATATTTCAATCCACTGCATGGATACGACCCCAGCGGCCCGCCCGGACAGACGGCAGCCGAGGCGGGTGAGGATCCTGGCGTGATTCGTCAGATTGGTGAGCGGATAGCCCACCCACTTGGTGGCAGCACGTTCGCTGACGATCAATTTGATGCCGCTTCTCAGGCGCCCGGCGCCGACAAGAACGGACGGCCCCTGCCGCCAAGCAACTACGGTATCGACCCGGCAGACGACGCCAAGGTGCGCGCCAAGATCGCTGAGTCGGGCAAGGTCGGGAATAAGAAATACGGTCAGATCGTCGACACGCTGGCGCAGCCGTTAGTCAGCGACCGGCCCGGGCTCGCGATCGGTGTTGCCCGCCTGCTCAACGACGAGGATCCCAAGCTGCTCAATGACGTGCTCGCTCGTGTTGCCGCCAGCCCCGGCGGCGGCGAGCAGAAAGCCAAGGAACTCGCCGAGGCGGCCCGTGGTGCCGCGCAGAAGGTAGACGCTCTCGGCAGATTCGGCCCACCGCCAGGTCCAGTTCCAGCCTACAGGCCACCGGCGCCACCGTTGCCGCCAGGCGCCCTTGCAGCACCACCGCCGCCGCGATCGCTGCCTGTAACGCTGTCGGCGATGAAACAGCTTACGCCAGAGCAACAGACCCAGTACAAGCAGTGGCTAGATGCCAATGGCTTCCTGCCTGGTGAGTCGGTGAAGTAGATGGGGCTACTCCGGGGGCCAGACGGACAGATCGTCAATCTACCTGACGAGCAGGTCGGGTCTGCGATCGCGTCCGGGTACGAGCCGGTCAGCCTTGGCGCCGCCGCGGGCACCACCACCGCGCAGCCCACGGAGGGCAACGGCCTGGCTGGCGCGGTCGGTGCCGGAGCGTCGTCGTTCCTGTCCGGCGCTACCCTCGGCGCTAGCGACCTTGCGCTCAAGCACGTCCTGTCGCCGGCCGGGTACAAGCAGCTCGCCGCAGACCGCGAGGACCATCCGTGGATTTCTGGTGCTGGTCAGCTCGTCGGCGCGGTCGCGCCAAGCCTGCTGTCCGGCGGCACGCTGACGCCGTCCGGGTATCTGTCCAGCGTGACCCAGCAAGCCACGGAAGGCGGTCTAGGTCAGAGTCTGATCGCAGCTGGATTCGAGGGCGCGACACAGAACGCCGGCGCATATCTCGCCGATGCTGCACTCGGTGATCGCGACGCCACGGCCGAAGGTATGGTTGGGGCGCTCGGCACCGGTTTCGCCTTCGGCGCCGGCGGTGCGGGCGCAGCACACGGTGTAGAGGCCGGCACGATCGCGGCGCGGCGCCTGTTCGCGCGTGTGATGGATGGCGGCCCGGAGGCAGCACAGGCGGCTGAGCAGGCGTGGAAGTCGACTAGCCAGGAGGTGCTCGAGGCGCACGACCAGGCCGCCGAGATCGCGAAGGCCAAGCTCGCCGCGGCTCGCACCGCGCGAGAGCAGGCGGCGATCGCTCGCGACCAGGCTTCGGCGGGACTCGCTGAGGCCAAACTGGCGGCCCCGGATCTGGATTCGGCCCGCGCGCCGGCTGTGGCGTTGGACGAGGCGATCGGCAAAGTGGGTGCGCAGGAGGCGGTAGATGCATCGGGGGCATCGGCACGCGTTCCCGAAGATCTGGCTGCGTTTGCTCGCCAGGCATCCGTCCATCCCACGCCAACTGCCAGCGACATCGAATCGCTGCACGACCTCGCGCAGAAGGTTGATGCGTACACGGCAGCACGCCGCGAGCTGGACGAGATGATGGCTCGTGTCGAGCCAGACCATGATCTCGAGGATGCGATGGGCAGGTTCGAGGCGCCGGGACAAGTCCAGACCGCGGACGGCGATGCGGAGGGCGGAGTGCCACGCGGCGAGTTCGGCGAGCCCGGAAAGGGCGGCTTCAAGACGCAGGGTGAGCTAGGCCGGCTAGCGGCGGAGCGGGGTGACGGCATGGCGGAGGGTACGCCGGCACTGGCAGATAGGACCGTCGGATCGCGTCCGTCCAACGCAGCCAAGGCGACAGGTGACCTAGATCTTGACATGTCGCCGATATCCGAGCTGTCGGCGGCCAGAGACCGAATCAACGCTGATATCCATGCCTATTATTCGGCGAACGGGTACGCTCCGCTGCCCGACGACCTGCGATCGCGGGCGGAGTATGCGGAGCAGATCGATCGAGCGATCACCGATCGACATCACGAAGATTGGGCCTTTCAGAAAGAACTGCTGCCATACGATGAACTGGTAAAGTTCTCCGATCGCTTACATGCCGACTGGCTGCGTGCATCCCATGATGGGTCGGCGGAGGATCAAGTCCGGCTGCTCGAGAAATCGTACGACCAAATCAAAAAAGTCGTCGACCGTCGACGAGAGCTGAACGCATCGACACCCGGAGAGGTGATTGCCGTAACCCGACTCGGCGTCGGCAGCCGTGACGGTATCTCGCTCAACGTCGTATCCGGCAAGACGGGCAAGTACCGCTCCGGCGACGGCAGCACGTGGTCCTCCGTCATGGAGGGCGAGCGGGAGGTGTCCAACCCGAACGTGGTCACCTCTGGTCATCACGCCATGTTCAATGCGTTGACCGAGAACCGGATGGCCCGCGCGTTGGACGGCAGCATAGCCGAGATCCGCGTCGGCTATATCGACGGCATTCCGCACCTGTTCCAGCGCGAAGTGACACAGGCCGCGTCCGAGGCGACCAACCCGCTTATCGGAGCATGGGCCAAGGACACACTGGCAGCTCGTCTCGGGTCACATGATCACGATGGGCCCGGACCGGCCGTGCGGGAAGTGCTGGCATCGGCATCGGCATCGGAGGCCAAGCGATATATCAGCGGACTGTCCGACGCGTATAGCAACAACCGTGACGCGCTATATCGCGTCATCGACGATTCTGGCCTGAGCGAACATGCGCGCGCGCGTGTCAAGGCACGTGCACAGGCGCAGATCACGTGGCTGATCGGCGGAGGTGGCGCAGTGGCCGCGCTGACTGCCGGCGCCGCCGTTGCTCAGGCTTCAGTGTCGTCGGGCGATGAGCAGGTCACCAAGCCCGGTCGGCTGACCCGTCGCTCGGTCGGATTGGATGGCGATACCGGACCGGCGCCGGCTGAGCCGACCGGGCTTGGCCGGATCGCAGACGGCACCGGTCCGGTATCGCGCTTGATCGAGTCTAGCCCCAAGTTCGAGGGCTCAGATCAGGTCATCAGCCCGAGTGTATCCCGGGACGAGTTTCGCCTGCCCAATCCAGAGCCGCAGACCGAGCTCGAGAAGCTACTGCAGGGAACCAAGGAGCGCATTGACCTCGGAGAGCCGCTAGGTAAGATCGCCAGCGAGAGCCCGGCTCGCGAATCGTACGTGCTGGACAAGGCGGCGACGCGAGCCCGCCAGGCCGACGAGTTCCGCGCCGCTGCGCGCGCGCGACGTCTGATGCCCGCCGCCGAGCCAGAGACCGATCTCGAGCGTGCGCTTCGTGGCACCAAGGAGGGTCTCGACAGCGGCAAGTCGATGCGCGATCTGCGAATGGCCAAGGGGACCGGTGAGCACCCGCTGGCCGTACAGCAGCTCGAGATGGCCCACGACGCGGCGATCGATCGTGCTGCAGCTGCGCCAGATCCGGTGGCGCGCAGCCAAGCGATGCGCGAGGCGAAGGCCATCGAGCGTGAGATGACCAAGGTCGGGGCCCGGCCCGGTGCCGTCGAGGACGTCGCTGCCATGGCTGGCGTGGTCACCAAGGTCGAGAAGGCTGGCACCGAGCTCACCGAGGCCCTCGGTAGAGACGCACCGCCCACCGCCCAGAAAGCGGCGGCGGCCTTTCGGGATGCCGAGACCGCAGCGGAGCGGAAGACGATGGCGCGTACGGCGCGGGCCGCCGACGACCACGCCTCGACGGCCAGCGAAGCTCCCACCCCGATCGGTAGGCGGTCGGGCAAGGCTGCCGAGCCGCAAGTCATCGTGGATCCGGTCACTGGCAAGCGCCATCTCGTTCATCCCGAGACTGGCGAGCTTAGCCCCCCGCTCGGCGAGGGCTTCCGCGATCGCAACCCAGGACCGACCGGCAAATCCAAGGTCGAGGAGGCGCGAGCCGCCAAGCTGCGCACCGATGCCGATTTGGCCAACGCGCGCGCGGCAGAAGGAAAGGCCAAGATCGAGGCCAAAGGCGCGTCACAGGCAGCCAAGGACGCGCGCAAGGCCCACGCGGAAGCTGAGGCTTTACGAGCAGAGTCCGCGCCGCCTCCCAGGGCCACGCTAGGGTCCAAACTGGTTGCGGCGGCGAAGATCGCCGGCACCGCGAGCGCCATGGGCGTCCCTGGAATCCCGTCCGTGCACGACATCCCCGTCATCGGACCGCTGCTATCGGCGTACATCAAGTACCGCACGCTCAAGGCGCTGGGCGGCCGATTCGTCGGCCGCGTGCCCGCGACAGCAGATGCGCGGGCTGCTGCATTGGCCGCCAAGGTCCGTGACGCGCTCGCCCATGCAGTTGACCGCTCGCTGGGGATCGTCGAGCGCAATCAGGGCGCGATCCGGACGTCGATGGTTGCAGCCAGCGCCAAGGCGGGTGAGGCATTGCGCCGCAGGGCGATCGATGATGGCCACCCCGACGCGCCTAAGGATGCGTCGACCTCCGAGCTCGCCGCGGTCCGCATGCGCGAGGTCGCTGCCGCCGCTACTGACCCCTCGCTCGTCGCCAAGCTAGTGCGCACGCAAATGCGCGACGTCATCGATCCCGATCTCATCGCAGCAGCCGAGAGCCATCTGCTCGCGATGTACAAGCACCTCAACGACACCGCGCCAAAGGGTCCGCCGCCGAACCCATACACGATGAGGCCATGGCAGCCATCCCCCGCCGAGGCGCTGCAGTGGGCGCGTCGGCTCGCGGTCGCCAACGACCCACGTGTGGCACTCGACGCGCTCGAGACGCAGACGCTAACACCCGAAGCGGCCGACACGCTCCGCGCGGTCTACCCCAAGCTGTTCGCCGCGGCCCAGCAGCGGCTCATCCAACGCGCGCAGGACCTGACCAACCCGGTCCCCTATCGCCAGTTGATGCAGAACTCGCTGCTGTTCGACGTGCAGTTGGTCCCATCGCTCGACCCGACGAACGCGGCCATCCTGAGCCAAGCACACGCCAAGAGCGGGCCGCCGGCGCCGCCTATCGGACCTGGCGCCGGCGGCGGCCAGCCAGTCGCGCCGCCGGTCCCGTCGATCGCCAACTCCACCAACCTGTCTCAGCTCTACCAGCAGACCACGGCCGACCGGCCCGGAATGAGGTGATCACATGTCCCGCTCAGCAGCAAAGAGCCACTACATCACGCCGATCGACGCGACTGGCGCCGTCCAGCAGAACCCGGCGCCGGCCGGTGTGTTCACGTTGGCACCGAGCACCACCTACTACTACGTCATTCCGTGCGCCGGGTCGCCGTATGCGAGCGTGACGATGACGTCGCTGACCGCCGCGATGGTGATCACGTCGGCCACGGTGCAAGACACCGATCATCCACTGGGTGGTGTCGGGACGGGAGGTGCCGCGGGCGTCACCGACTTCGCCAACCCAGCTAACAGCGCTGGCGTCGTGTACTGGCCGTCAGAGGGCAACTCGTCGTCGGCCGTAGCTGTGAGTGGCACCGGCTGGTCCGCCACCAACGGCGTCATCGCGGCCACCGGTGCCGGACTTGGCGCGGCTCGCTTCAACATCGAGGGGACGGCCGCGTTTCGCACGCGACTAGAGGTGGTCGTGGGCGCAACCGGCGGCCAGCTGATGGTCAGCTGCTACGAGAAGGCATGAGCATCGGGCAGCGTATCGGGCAGCGCTGGGGCCAACGCCTCATGCAGCGCATTGGCGCTGCGGCGATCGCGCTGTCGTTCATCGGCTTCGGCTTCCTCCGCGGCCAGTCCAACGAGGTCGGCAACGCGCAGTACCTCGGCACGGGAACCGCCACGTCGCCCGGTGGCGATTCCGGGTTCAAGTTCGACCAGCCGTTCCCGGCGTGCACGCTGAACCAAAACAGCGCCACCGCGCCGGCGAACCCGATGGTGTTCAACATCAATACCGGCAACATCGCGCTGCAGACGTACGCAGGTGCCGGCACGTCGAACATGGGGCTTGAGCAGTCGCTCGGCCGCGATCTCGTCAACTACGGCGTGTTCGCGAACCCGGTGCTCTGCAAGCTCGCCGTGGTGTCGTCGTCGATTCCGGCAAACTGGGTGTCGACGAGCCTGTTCCCGGCGAGCGGCGAGAAGCTGTACGACCACCAGATCGCGTACGGCAACGCGCGAATGGCCGAGCAGGGCCGCAAGTTCGAGTTCGGTGTCGACCTCATCGGCGAGACCGACTGCGCGACGCCGGCGCGCGTGACCAGCTGCATCGCCGACCGCAACCAGTACTGGAACGAGGTGATGGACGCGTGGGGGCTGCCCAACACGTTCCTCATCGTCATGGTCATGATCAACCCGGCGCAGGCGGCCGGCAACCCGACCGGGTACCGCTTGCAGCAGCAGGCATGGGCGGCGCAGTGGACTCGCTGCCCCGTCGCGATCGTCGACCCGGCCGACATCCCGATCCCGGCCGACCCGCACTACGTGATGAACGGCTACGCCGACATCGGCAGCCGCGTCGCGATCGCGATCGCGAACTACTTCAAGCCGGGGCTGAGCCTCGATCGCGGCACGGGACCGGGTCCGTGGCTCCAGCAGGCCGCCGCGGGCTACACGTCGCAGGCATCGCCGTCGGTTGCGCGGCCGCGCGACGCCGCGCAGACCAAGGCGAAGGACCTGCAGATCTTGGCGAGCTCGGCGGCGACCGCGAACGTAGCGATCACGCTGACCACGGCGAACGGGTTCACGGCGCTCAACCAGTTCCAATCGACGTTCGCCACCGGGCCGTCGCTGCGCACGCTGGGAACGTGGACGCGGACCGCAGACGCCACGACCATGGCGGCCAACAACGGCCACATGCCGCCGCCGGTCGTCGACTCGGGCACAGCGACGCTGAACGTCAGCAACATCTACTGCTTCCGTAGCACCGGCACGCCGTCGGTGGACACGTCGACGACGGGCGTCAACAACGGCAACACCACGACGGTCGTCATCCCCGGCGGCACCACGTCGGGTCCTAACCGCCTGCTCGCGCTCATCGCCTGCACGGGCGGGCTCACCAACGGCATCTCGAGCATCGTGACGTCCGGGCTGACCTGGACGATCCAGCGCGACAGCCGGTTCAACGCTGGCGCCGGCACCATCGGCATGGCGCTGGCCACCGCTCCGCTGCCCGCTCAGGGCAGTTGGGGCAGCACGACCGTGACGTTCCTGTCCACGGGCGTCAACGCGGCCACCATCATCGCGGTGGCGCCATGAGCGACGACGGCAAGCCCCGCATCCGCGTGCAGCCGGCGCGCACGCCCGTTCGCGGCGTGGCGTGGAGCGACGACCGCCGCGCCGAGGTCGGCGCTGAGCTGCGGCGGATCGAGCGCCAGCGAAGCTCGCCCGATATCGAGCTGCCGCCCGATCGACCTGATCACGACCCGCTCGAGATGACCGGGCCCAGCGACCTGATCATGGCCGACCCGGTCGCGCGCGAGATCTGGCAGCACATCGACAACGTGTTCTGGCGGGTCAACCAGTCGGGCCGTAAGACAGCCGACCACGTGCTCGAGGTCAAGGCCAGCCACGGCGGCGTCGCGATCGAACAGCTACGCAACGACGTCGACGCGCTCAAGCGCGTGGTCCGCTGGTTGATCGGCTTGCTTATCGCCGCCATGACCGCCGCGGCCGGGTCGCTCATCACTGTCGGCCGCGAGCTGTACGATCGCGGTGCCCACGAGGGTGGCGATGCCGTCCGTCTCGAGCACGTTGAGCGCGCCCTGGACCGGATGCGCGAGGACATGCGTACCGAGATCGAGCGCGTCGGCCGTCACAGCTCATTGCTACCGTCCGAATCGTCGGACTCCAAAGCAGCTACCGCTCTCACCGCCAGCAAAGGAATCGACCCATGACTCGTCTCGCTCGTCTCTTCGCCAAGCTCCGCGCCCCGGCCATGGTGGGCCTGTGCGCCTTCGGCATCGTCGGCATCGTCGTCGCTCTCGACGCGATCCATCAGATCGGCGTCGCGCACGCCGACACTGGGCAGGCCGTCGCACCGGCCGTTACGGTGGCGCCTGTTCCCGTGGTCGCTCCGGTCGTGCCGTCCAGTGGCGACTCCACCATGGCCATGATCGCGCTCATCGTCGGCATCGTGAGCGCGGTCGGGATGGGAATCTCCAACGCGCTGCACATCATCGCGCCGCGCACCAAGACGACGCTGGACGACCGCGCGCTGGCCAAGCTGGACGAGGCGCTGGGCCTGTTGCGCCTGATCCCGGTCCCAACCAGGCCCACTCAGGCCGAACTAGATGCGCTCAAGCTCGAGGCCGATCGCCATTTCGCGACCGTGTCCGGTGCCGCGCCGGCCACCTCATTCGACACTAAGACGGCCATCACCGCCAAGCTGCCCCAGTCCGGCCGCGTCCACATCGGCGCCGCGCTGGTGCTCGCACTCGTCGCACTCATCACCATGCCGCTGCTCGGCTGCAACACGCTGTCCTCGGCACCGGGCGCGGCGGGTACGGCCGTCATCGACTGCGCCAAGGCGGACGCCGCGGCCATCACCACGCTCGTCTCCGAGCTCGGCGCCGATGCCGTCACGACCGCGCTGGGAACCGGCTCGGCCGACTGGGGCAAGCTCGAGGCCGACGCCATCGGCCAGGGCAAGGTCATCGGCGGCTGCGCGCTCGCCGAGTTCGTGGCCGCGCTGGGCAAGGCGAAGGCTCCTGCCGTGGCGAGCGCCCGCGTGGCGACGGTGCCGCAGCCAACGCCCGCAGACCAGGGCCGTGCCGCGCTCGAGCGGTTTCGCGCGCAGATGGGCGGCGCGCGCTGGTCGACGGAGGTGCCGTGATGTACCCGGCGTGGCTTGTCGACATGATCGACCGCGAGTGCGCAGCTGCGCACGCCGCGATGGACCGCAAGCAGGCGGAGATAGACAAGTACGGATACGGGCGACCGCCCGGGTACAAGCCGGGAACGATCGTTGGCCTGTGCGAGTCCGGATTGATGGCGAAGAGGAATCGTGACTGACCCGCTCATCATCGACGTCTACCCCGGCGACCACCGCGTCGACTGGGCGGCGTTCTGCGCCGAGGGTGAGCCCTGGGTCGGCGCCATCCTCAAGGCGTCGCAGGGCATCCGCTACAGCTACCTCGAGTGGCTGACCCACAACCGCAACCAGCTGCGCGACGCGGCGGGTGACCGATACGGCGTTACGATGTTCGACGGCATGTACCACTACCTGGACCTGTCGGTGAGCGGCATCCGGCAGGCCGACTACTTCTGGTCGGTGTGCGAGCAGGCCGGCGGCGAGCGCGCCGGGACGTTGCCGGCCATGGTCGACGTTGAACGCGGCGGCCAGACGATCAAGGCAATGACCCAGACGCAGGTCGAGGACTGTACGCGTGCGTTCGCCGACCGCATCCACGTGCTATCCGGCCGCGAGCCCACGCTGTATGGTGGCGAGCTGCTACGCGCGGTCGGCGTCAAGGATCGACTCGGATGCGGGCGCAGCGCGGTGGCGCTGTACGCGAGCCGACTGGGCACCAAGGGCGAGAGCACCGAAGCGTTCTTGGCCCGGACCGGGACCGACCTCGCGCACACGATGCTGTGGCAGTACTGCGGCACGGACGCGGCCGAGGACGGCCCGATCGGCTACCCGCTGCGCGCGCCCGGATGCGTTGACCCGGTCGACATCAACGCCGTCATCCTGCCCGGCGGCCTCGAGGCACTGCGGGCGCTGCTGCCCGCCAAGGAGTGAGCGATGGCTGACAGCTACGACATCGAGAGCCTGCTGTACCGGCCCGGCAAGGGCCTTGGCGCGATGGCCGCGGGCGACTACGACGGTGGCGACGATGCGGACGAGGGCAGCGAGGTGGGCGGTGATGGCGACGAGGACGACCCGCGCGACATGATCAAGCGCAAGGTGACCGAACCCAAGCGTGGTCCGGATGGCCTGTGCTTGCAGCCCGACTACAAGTCGATGACACCCGAGGAGCGCGCCGAGCGCGAGGTGTACGAGAACCACCAGCGCTTGGCGATGGTCAACGAGCAGAACTATGCCGACCCATGGACGCCCAATTCCCGAACCTTCGACCCGCTCGGCCGCTACAACTGCGGGCGATGCAACAAGGACGAGGACGGCAAGTGCCTGCCCGTCACGCAGAGCGACCTCAAGACGCAGCTCGTCGTCAACGAGGAGGCCGGAAGCTGTCGCGTCTGGGAGAACACCTGCGCCGGCGACCCGGAATCTCGCCGCCGGTACCTGACCATCGCGCGTGCCGGATATGCGATCGCAGCCAACGGTGAGGGGTGGGGATGCTCGCGGTGCCCGTACAAGGAGGTCGCCGGCATGCCGGACTCGCGAGGCCGAGGCGTCTACTGCAAGGTCGGCGACTGTCGCGTGCTGCTCAACACGTGCTGCGACGCCAACGGTCTCAAGGAGCTACCTATCGACGCCGACGGGAATCCGAGTCGATCTGCTCGTTGATCGCGGCGTAGAGGCGATCCAGTCCCTGCGGCAAGTCCTCGCGACGATAGTACAGAGCTGTCTCCGCTGCGTACCACCTCCGCCGCGCGAACGGACGCCACCAGGGCGGCTTGGGGCCGAGCTTGGCGAACTCCTCGTGAAACTGCTCGTTGGTCAGCTTGCTGCTGTCGGTCATGCCCCATAGGCGCAGCTGCTCGACCAAACCGAACAACTATTTTCGGCCGGCCACCCCGATTCGTCGCAGGTGGTCAAGCGTGGCTGCGCACCGCCACCGAGCTCGCACGATGTCCGTGGCGAACCTGATGTGAACCTCGGGGTCCATGCGAGCCAGCGGGATGTCCGCTAGCAGCACGAGGTTCAACGCCGCCTGAAGCTCGCGCACCTCGGCGTCCGTCATGGCTCGGTGTCGCGGCGGGACCGGGCGCTGCGCTCCTCCGCTGCCTTGACCCGCCGCCTGGCCGCCACCAACTCGTTGGCGATCGCCTGGAACCCCACCGACACCGCGTCGGCGATCGCCGCGTGCAGCGTCTGTCCGTATTCGCCCGGGTCGGACAGGCCGATCACCAGGCACTCCGCCACGGCTGCGGCCGTCGACAGGTGACGCTCGTCGATCTCCAGCTCGGCGTCCGGATCCCTCCGCTCCCGCCGGTAGCGCTCCAGCGCTTGCTCTGCCAGCGCCTCAAGGTACTCCCGCCTCGCCTGTTCGGTCATGGCGGGTAGGCGTATCGCGGCCGGAGAATCAGACGAACTTTTTGCTAGTCAGGGCGCGATCACGGACGAAAAGTGGACATGACCGCAGCGGTCAGGCAACGACGAAACGCTCGCTTGCGGTAGTAGGCCGGAGCCAGATCTCGATTGTCATCAAGCCACTTGGCGCCATCGACTTTACCATCGGGTAAGATGACGAGAATGCGGCGTCCGGCCGTCACCTCGGCTGCGATCCGATGCGCCATCGACCGCATCTTGCCGGTGCTCATTTCTCGCCTCCAAATCCAGCAGCATAACGGACGTCCTTGCAGTGCTTCGACCCGGGACGGAACGCCCGGCACACGCCCGGACGCGTCTCGTAGATATGGCACGAGACCTCCTTGCCAGGCTTGCCACGCAGGAACGCGCACATCTTGCCCCACTTCGGTGACATCCTGGTCGGCGTGGCATCACGAACCAGGCGATCGCGGACCTCGCGCGACATGCGCTTGACGTCGGCGACAGTGCAGTCCGCGAACCCGCGGCCGTCTTCGTACTCGCCAAGGCAGCACGCGCCGCAGCTCTTGCAGTCCGGGGTGGTCATCGTTTTCCTCCCTGCACCCGCGCGACGCGGTCGAACACCGCCGTGCGGATGAATTCGCTGGCTGTCTCGTCCACTGACGCTGCGGCCTGGACGATCTCGTCGCGCTCGTCGGCTGTCACTCGCGCAGATGGCATCTGTACCGATGGGCCAGACTCAGACGGGTAGCTGCCTCGGCCGACACGGGGAATGATCGGGAAGCCCTCCATGTAGAGGTCCCATGTCTCATACCACGTCGCGCCCGACGCTAGATCCCCGCGGCGCACCACCCACGCGCTCGGATCGTCCTGCGCATCGACGGCGCGATAGGCGTTGCGCGGTGACTTGTGCGACGACAGCACGGTCGCGGTCGACTTGTAGCGGCCCGGGGCGGGGACGACGAAGCAGCGCATTATCCTAGGTCCATCCCGGAGTCCTCGCCGAGTTTCAGCTGGACGCTATGCCCCGCCACCACCGCGGTTGCCGTCACCATGCCGCGGATACCGCCGTCGGCGATCTCGAACTTGATGCTGCCGTCGTCAGATTCGAAATCGTAGCCGCGCAGCATGCCACGGTGCGTGCCGTTGAGGTGGCCATCCGTGTTGGCAGTCTTGATCGTGTTCGTCATGGTCTTCTCCCTGTCCCTTCGTCAGTCCCTGGTGGTTGGTGGCTACCGCTTCTCCGCGCGCATCCGGCGGTACGCTTCCTTGATGACCGCCGGGTGGCAGATGGCCAGCCCCGTCTCGGCGGCGACCGCGGCCCGGTGCTCGGCGCGGCGGCGGATGGCCGGGGCGAGGCGGAACATCTTGGCGGCCATCTGGTCGGCGGTGAGTAGCTTGTTCGTCTTCATGCCCTCAACTTAACACCGGTAGTACCGTTGGTCAAGTACCAATCGTACTACGTTAGTAAGTAGTGTTCATGACTGCACCTTGTCAAGCAGATCCTCCAGGCGCTCCCGGCAGTCTCGTTTGGCGTCGGATTCGATGCTGGCATTCCGCCACGCGAGCGCGGCCTGCACGATCTCGATGAGGATGTCGAACTCGTGGCTCTGCAGCACGGTTGCTGCGCCGGGCATCTCATTGTCCCGGGCGGCCACGAGCTCGCTCAGCTTCAGCGGGGCGGTCATGGGATCGCGCTCCAGATCCCGTCCGGCCATTCACACCCGCATACGTAGCGACCCCACAGATAGAACCATCCATCGATCTTTCGGCAGATGTCGCGGGTGCCCGCGATCAGCGCCAGGCCGACGACCTGCTCCAGCCAGTGCATGCTTGGTCCCTTCATCGTTTTCTCCCTGTGCCCCGGTTTTCTCGACGGCATCGCCCCAGTGGGGCACAGCGACGATGCGTAAGTTGCTTGCACGACACGACACACAATCTTGAGGTGCTAGTGGGTAACACCGTGGGGGTTCGAGTCCCCCTTCGCGCACCGACGAGGAATCGTCGAAAACCCTGAACCACGAAAGGACGATAGATCGAGCTGTGCCCCATCCTGTGCCCCGCCGATCACGACCCGGACTCCCCGGATGCCATGACCTCTCTCACCTCCAGCATCACGCCCTGAACGTGCTTCCAGGTCGTGCCGAACGGGAACACGTGGACGTCGCGGCCGATCACGAAGCAGAACCGCATGTCAGGGCTCGCTTCGCTGCCCATGTTGCGGAGCTCGATGGTCGGGCGGTCAGTCACAGTCGAACCACTCCTGCAGCGCGGCGAACGCTGCGGTGATGGCCTTGCCGTTTGGGTAGAACAGGTACCCGGGTTGACTGCGGTCGTCACCCCAGTACGTGTGGCGCAGCTCGCGGAGGCCGGATGACCCGCACCCGTAGAACACGATGCTGCCTTTGATACCGTCAACGACGACGCCGTTACGCGTGGACGGTCCGCTGGCATGCCGGAAGACCACGAAGCTGAGCCAGGACTCCCCGAAGTGCAGAGCGAGCCATGAACCACCATGGACGAGATCGATCACCCGATGCGCCACGCTCTTGACGTGATCGAGGTCGTACACCTGGTCGCCATCGCAGTGCTCGACGGTCAGCATGTCGATGAGGTCGCTCATCGCTTCCCCTCATCCAGCACGTTGCGAATCGCGTCGGTCATACGGACCTCGGCAGGCCAGACCAAGTCCGACACACGTACCACCGCTGACCGCGGCGATGCATCGGGATCCCGAAATAGCTTCCGACCTCGTCGCAGTTGTCTCCGCACTTGCACTTCATCATCGCTTACCTCCCTTGAGAACCTTGAGTGCCGCGCGCCCCTTGCCCCTCGCCTCGGCCCCGCTCGCCAGGTAGTGCCGCCGCGTGATCGCCGGCCCGGCATGCCCCAGCGCGGCAGCCACGTGCTGCACCGATACCGCCTCGGCGCCGATTGACGACTGCGTGCCGCGCAGGCCGTGCGGGCAGACCTCTGGTACCTTGGCGACGCGGCACAACCTCCGCACATGGTACCCGACCCAGTGGCGATCGACGCCGACGAACAGCTTGGCCGTGCCCTCGCGCGGCTTGCCGTCCTTGTCCCGGCACAGCGCGATCAACGCGTCACGCAGCACCTCGGGGACCTCGAGATGCCGGTCGCCGGCGCGCGTCTTGGCGCGGTCGATCCACAGCACGCGTCCGTCGTCGTCGACGTCGCGGACCTGGCGGTTGGCGATCTCCGAGGCGCGCATGCCCATCAGTAGCGCCATCGCCGCGGCGGTTCCCTCGCGGCTGCCCTCGCCGATCGCGGCGTCCGCGAACCGGCGCGCCTCGTCGATGCGCAGCTGCGCCTTGCCGCGCGACCGCTTACCCTTGACCTCGAGCTCGTCGAACGGGTTCGCGGTCAGCCTGCGCTCCGTGACGCACCACGCGCCGAAGCCCTGCGCGGCCACCAGCTCGCCGACCAGCGTGTCGACCGAGACCTCGGCGCGGCGCTTGTCCAGAAGCTGCGTCGCCACGGCGGCGCTCAGCGTGCGCAGCGGACGTTCGCGGTCGGTCGTGCGCAGCAGGCCGCGCAGTCGGTAGCCCAGCGTTTTCAACGACTGCGCCCCGAGGCCCTCGCGCTCGCGGACCTTGATGTAGTCGTCGGCCGCTCCGGCGACGCTGCCGCCGAACGCGCCCTGCGCTGCAGCATAGAACTCATCGATGAACTGGAGAGCTTCCCATTCGCTATCAAACGTTGAGCGAGCTCGGCGGCCTTGCTCATCGGGGTGGACGACGCGCCACTTTCGGCGGTGGCGTTGAGGTTGGCTGCATCCGCGCATGGAGCTACGGATCCTCCGGATTGGATCCGCCGCGCAACCTCGGTAGCGACGCGATCGACAAGCTCGTCGAGGTCAGCTGGGTGGAGGCGGCGGCGCGCGGTCACCGACAGACTCCGCGATCGCGCTCGACCCGTCGCAATCGTCGGATCGTGTCGATGAGAGCGTGGTGAACTCCCAGCCACCCCCAGAACAAGATCCAGTTCGCCCACCATCGTCGGACTTCGCGCGCGGTCATGACCCGAAGCACTCCTCGCAGCACTCATCGTGGCAATGGTCGGCGCGATAGCGGCCAGCCAAGCGCGCCCTGGCATCAGCCTCGTCGCAGTCGACGTGCCGATTGCAGTACGGAGGAAGCTTGACGATGCCGCGCTCGAGGTCGTCATGCAGCAAGGCGCGCGTGCACTCCTCGCGTGACGGCTCAAACGGTCTCCACTGATCGCTCACGACATCACTCCTTGCCGATCGCGCGCCACGAGCGCGGTCATCAGCTTCGTGATCTCCATGTCGGCTAGGTCGATGCGGCCGGCGGCCATCGTGAGCGCGGCCATCGTCCCGTGCGCGACGATCTGTCGCTGAACGAGCTTGGTCATGACCGGATCCCGTCACGAGCGTTAAGGATGGCGGCGCATCGAGCGCGGGCCTCACGTCGGCGTTCGGCGTGGCATTGCGGATTAAGCGCGCTGTCGCATATGGCGATGGTTTCCCTCTCCTCAGGGGTCAACTTGAAGTGAGGGATGAGCGCGCGGACTTCATCACGCAGTTCGGTGATTTGCGCGTCGGTGATGGTGTCCGCGGTCGCAACGATCATGGCGTCACCAACTTTCTTCCGAGGTCGGTCAACACGTAAGGCCGTGCCGGCTTGCGACGGCGCGGCTCGTCGCTCGGCGTCGGCAGCGACTCGCACGGCAGGATGAGTTGCAGCCGCAGGAAAAGCAGACGTCGCTGCGGTGGCAGCCGGTAGTTCTGGTTCGCGGCGAGCTGGCGTAGGTCGGCTAGGTGCGCCGGTGACAGGTCGGCGATGGCGATGGGGTCGTAGGTCATGGCTAGTCCCCACCGACGAGCAGCGCCTTGCGGATGTCAGCAAGTCGGCGCTCGGCATCCAGGGCGCGCTTGCGCCAGTCGATCGGGGCGTTGCCGCACATCTCTCCGCTATTCCACCGACGCCAGCACAGTGATAGGCATCGCTCGCATGCGCATCCGCCAGGGCAACGAGCATCGTCTGCCAGCGTGGCAACCGGCTTGTCGCAGCGGTCGCATTGCTTGCGTGCGCTCACGGTTAGCCCTCGACCATCGTGAACTCGATCGCCCATACCCACGGGTTACTGGCCCACGGCGCGCGCTTGCCGTTGATGGAGTCCCACAGACAGGCGAACCACGTGCGGCTACCCTCGGTGGTGTCGCCCATTGACTTCGCCATTCTCCAGATATCCGCCGCCCGGACGTCTCCGCTATCGAGTTCCTCTACGCCTTCCTCGCGTGCGTCGTGCTCGCTGATGTCCTGCAGCCGCTGCACGCGCACGCTGATAATCTCGAGCGTGATGCGCGAGGCCCAGCGCGGCATGTGGATCGACGGGCGCCACGTTGGGTTTGACACCCAGCCACCCTCGTCGCTGGCGACCGCCTGTACTAGGTCGTCACTGGCTCGATAGAGCATGCGGTCATGAGCTGACCTTCCCCACGTCTCGCGCACCCACAGCCGGTCGCCTGGCGAGCCGTACGGCGATGGCAGAGCCCCGAGGGGACCAGCGGCCGTCTCGGCATCGCAGCATCGAGACTTGTACAGCCGCCGCGTCTGCGTCTTCCGCCCGTTGAGGATCGCGCGGACCATGGAGCCGCTGAACAGGATGGGCCGCTCAGTCATTTGTCCTCCACGGGCGGATACTCGTGCAGCCACTTCGCTGCCCCGGCCGCGCACAGCACGCCGAATGCGAACAGACCAACCACGACGGTCCAGCCGAGCAGACCGGCGATCAGCGCCCACATCGCCGCGCCGGTGCAGTAGGCGGCGGTCCACGGCCACGTGAAGTACGGACGGCGCTCTTGGGCGGTCACGGCGACTGCTCCTTGCCGAAGTACTCGCGCACGAGCGTCGGCGACGACTCGATCAGGCGGTACGCGAGTTCAAGTGCGGCAACATGATACCCGTGCTGATAGAAGCCCTCGCGAACCATATTGGCTGCCTTGATGCCGTCGTCCATCGACGAGACGGCATGCCCGGCCGCTAGGCATCCATGCTCAGACCCGCACAGCAGGATCTCGACCAGCGCACGTCGTTTCCCGATCTTCATCTGCGCTCCTCCAGCCACCGGATCGCGGCGGCACCGTAGCGGTGGACGTCGTAGCAGTGCCGGCACCGCACGCCGTGCGTGGCCGGTCCATGCGTTGACCGCAGCGTCTCGTTGATGCACAAGCCAGCTGCTGCGTTCGCCTCGCGCCTGCGCTTGTTGGCGAGCCAGATCGACCGGCGTTGCGCGAGTCGACGACGCTCGCGGTCGGCGAAGGACATGCCGGACATGTCCATCATCAGACCCGTCCTCTCAGCTGCTGGATCGCTATGGCGTGGTCTGCGATCACACGTCGGTTGTGGTCGATGCGGACGAGCATCATATCGATGACGTTCTGGTACTGCTTCGTCTCGGTAGCGCGGGCGTCCATCTCCTCGCGCAACGTCGCGATGCGGGCATCGACACCGGGATCGCGATCGTCACCGCACGTTCTGACGTTGTGTCCGGGCTTGCCGCACTTCGAGCACGTAGTCGTGCCGCTCATACCACCCCCAGCAGTGTCATCGGCGCCGACGACCGCAGGTGATCGACCATCGTCTTGCGCAGCTCGGCTGCCGCGACGGGATCCTGACGGTCGAGATCCTGAATCCGCATGAACAGCATGCGCGCCGAACTGGTGAGCGCACCCGCCAGACCCATTGCCGACGGAGTTGGTCGCAGCCCAGCAACAAGCGTCAGATCGTCGATGAGTTGGCGGATGTCGATGCGATCGATCGCGATGCACGCGACGTCGCCATGCGGATCGCGCACCGTGATCGCGGTGATGCTGCCTGGCTCGGCGGTCAGTCGATAGCCGGCGCCGTCGCGCAGCTCGCGGTTGATATCGAGCGTACCGGTAGGCTCGGGTGATGCGGTGATAGCCATGGTCTCTCCGTGGTGGTGGTTGCGTTGCGGTGGAGACGTCAGGAGTCGAACCTGAGTCGCGACGTGATCGGTGAGGGGATGGGAGGCCACCGATCCGTTTCGTGCTCTGCCACTGAGCTACGTCCCCGTGTGGCGCGTGCGGCGCCGGTTGGGGTGATCTAGCCGGAGCCGGAGCCGGAGCCGTAGCCGTCGCCGGAGCCGTAGCCGTAGCCGGAGCCGGAGCCGTAGCCGGAGCCGGAGCCGGAGCCGTAGCCGTCG